TCAGTGATCGGGAGTTGCATTGGCAGGACTTTCGATTTTGGGGCGTGGGTGCATGTTGATGTGCCCCCAAAATGCCGTGTCAAAATGCTGAGACGAGAACAACATCCCGCCAACGGCTGCGAGGGCACCGACCACCAACAGGACACGCTGCCATATCTGCGTTCGCTCCGCCGATCGGGCTGCGCTGGCCTCTGCTTCCGTCTTTTTCTTTTTTGCAATCAGCAGTTTTTCCTGCTCAATCCGGTTGCGCTCCTCTTGCGCTCCAGTATGAGCGGCTAACTGCCGGGTCAGGTCAAAAACCTGCGCGCCAATACGGTCAAAACCAGAATTTGTGGCAGATGCCCGCGCCTGCCCTTCGGCCCGCAAAGCGACAACCTCACGCATCAGGCCATCCTGACCCTTCTCAAGGCCATCAAGACGCCCATGGATGATTTTGATATCTTCCGTGTGCCCATCAACTATAGGCCGCAGGTCTCCATCAGACGCGGAGCCATCAGCCCCGATCCGTGTCTCTGTCATGTTTTTTCCGGTTTTAGTGGTTTATTTTGTCAGGAGGTTGTTAGCGGGGTCGCGCCAATGACCATCAGGAGACCCATGGTAATATGCCATTACACCGGTCACGCCATTTAAAACGCAATCCAGACACCAGACCGATGCACCGTCCTGCACACCAGCGGGCAGCGTTGAAATCGTGGCCTGCTGGGGGAGAATTTGCCCATCAAACTGGGCGCGATGCAGAAATTCAGCTGTCCCGTCTGATTTGGCATGCATTACATAGGTCACAGAGCTGCCTAACCCAGACCCCAACGATACCCCGTATCGATTCCCCTGAGCGCCCCAAACGATTTGACCAGCACCCGCACAACCTGACTGACCAGGAGTAGTCCCCTCAGTCTGGGAACTAGCCGTGTTGCATATCTGACTAGCTAAATGCAGAGATCCCCTCCCCCATCCATCAATGGAGGTATCTGCATTGTCAAAAGCTCCAAATAGCAGCAGATTGTTAAACGCTCCAGCTAGGTTCGCCCCGACCAACTGAATGTATTGCTGTTTATCTCCGACATTCCCTGTGTTCAGGTCCCCCTGACGGTACAGCTGAAAACCACTGTCTGTGTGTATTGTTCGCCCGCCATAAGCGGCACCCTGTATTTGTTCTAAAATTGGCATAATACCATGCCCATCTATTTTACGAATAAATGATTTTGGCGACGGGTACGTTACAGAGCCAACCACTGAATCCGTATGCCCTGAAATTTTGTATTGATAATCATGGGCGTGATCAGCAGTATCTTTTATAGCGTAGTCTGTTTCAATATCCTGATACGTACGGCTTTGAGTATCTTTAGCTGTCAGATCAATATTCACGTATCGGTTTGTGTTGAACGCTGTCCCGGACGTTCCCACCAGAATTACAGGCGCGGAATAGTTTGTTAGAACAGTATCCGTAGCATCACCTGAATTGCTGCCCGGTGCGGTAGTCGTAGTGACTTTTGCGAACGAGGAATTAACCCGCATCCAGCCCGCAGACCAGACACTGGCGTCTGAACTGATTGGAATTTCCGTATACGTTCCAGAGCCGTCTGTTCCTGCCACCTGCGTTCCTGCATAGCCAAACCAGATTGAAGGCGTGTTGGTATCGGTATCTCGAATGCCGTTGCTGACGTTGGTGTATATGCGTGTGCGATAAAGAAAATAACCAGAATCAGCGGTAGATAGACCGGGCCTTATTTTTACAGACGTTCCAGTATATTCAACACTGTATATTCCGCCCGATGGAGAAGTTGTGCTGGCCCCAAACTCGGCCATTGGTGCGTTCACTGTGGTTTTAACCATTTCAGCTATTGACTGGTCGTAACCTGCACCACACCGCGCAAACTGCTGAAAATAGGTATTTTGTATATTCAGCAGGCAGTTTTCTGGTCCGCCATACAGTTGCGAGGTGATTTTCATCCCACCTGGCGCAAAACGGTTTAGTCCACCAATCCACAAAAAATACTGACTAGTTGCCGTGTCAGACACTGGGCCAAAATACCCGATTGGCTGACCATTCATGTCGCGACCGAATGCCAGACTGCGCGCTGCCTTGACATCCGTGGTATTAACCGGGGAAACCGCCTCGGACGCAGCGTTCAGGCCGGATACGCCGTTGGCGGCGTTTTTGTCGGACTGCTGCACACTCCCATCCGCCATCTGGCCGATCTGTGCGAGCGTTCCGGCCGTTCCGTCCGCATAAACTTTCGGGATTACCGTTGTGCTATCAAGGCCACCAGGCGGTTTAGTCGCGGGCAGCGTCTGCGCAGCTACGACGACGGGTACAAAGATGAGATATGCAGCTAGGAAGAATGTCCGCATTTCACTTACCTTTCGCAGTCTGCTCTGACTTCGCTGGCTGCTGCGGTTCTTTTGGCGGACCGAGCTTTTCGAATTGTGGGAGTGTGTGATTCGGAGCTGCGTCCGCGATCAATGATGATGCGAGCAGACCACATGTCACTATGGTTGCGATCAAAACGCGCATAAATCTAGCTCCCGGGAGAGATGCATACATAGCCGCCGTTGTTCCACCACGCCCCGGTTATACCGGGATCAGATGTTGGCAGAGAGAGTGTCAGGATGAGGTGCCCATCTTGGACTCCAAAAAGTTCGAGACCACCAAGCATCAAGTGACCGTCCGCAGATATTGAGACGATGCCATTTGGGTTTCCCTTTTGGGCGTTAACAGCGCCGCTCGCTGCCGTAGACGCGCTGCTTGCTGCATTGCTGGCATTTGCAGCCGCATCCTGAGCGCTCTGCGCTGCTGTCTGGGCTGCGGAAACCTGTGCGCCAACGGCCCCAGTTACACTGGCAGCAATTTTGTCACCCTGCGCATCCACGTAGGATTTGGGAACAAGATGCGCAGGCTCAGTCGGAGTGTAGGTTGCGGATAAGGCCCCCTCAACTGTGTCTCCCTTCCGATCGACCGCACCCAGCCAAACCTTGGACTGCGGGACAAATTGCCCCTTGCCGCCAAAAATGCCAAACACAAGGTCCGTGGCTTCAGGCGCATCAATGGCCGGCAACGAGGAGAGCGGAGTACCGCTTGCCGTAGTATTTGTCGTGGACCCGGACATGGGCGCTCCGATTATGCGATGAGATAGGGTTGTCCGTCTTCGTCAGTCAGGATCGAGACGCTCGGCAGTTGGATAGCATTGGGTGGTACAGGCACGCCGCCGCTCATGGTCGGCGCGGGAGTGGGCACAGTAGCTGCGGTTTCGCTCGTGACAGCAAGGAGCACTTTCGGTGCCAGTCTCCGCCCCTGCTGCGTCACGACATAGACAATGATCTCTTCGGTCTCACCCGGCGCGCCACCGCCCAGCATGATGCAGGCCAATCCATTAACGATGCTGCTCCACAGTACCGTCAGTTGCGTTGGGTCTCCGGATGCCGTCGGGATATCCACGCGCTCAATGAGCGCAATGTGATCGCCTGTGGCATCCAAGATCGCTGATAAGTCAAGCGAGAAATCAAAGTGGTCAGCACTGGATTTCGGTGCCCATGACAGCGTAACAATCTCTGGCACAAGTCCGCGCGTCCGCAAATTGGCTGGCGCGGCAATCGGGATTACTCGTGCCGCTGCGGGCTGCCATGTTGGCGACGGGATGGGCGCGATCATGAGGTCGGGGCCATTGGCAGTGTTGTGCTGGTTTTGTCCGTCCCATTTGCGATCGCGCGCAAGGCCGTCAGGTAAGTCTGCCATGTCGCTGGCGGCGTCTCACCATACATTCCATATGCCGCCCAACTGGCGCTGGCCGCGCGCTGCAATGCGGATGTAGCCTGCTGCACTAGCGTCTCCACAGGGCCAAAGGATGCCGTCGATGCAACATTTGCCAGGTCAATAACATTGCCGGCCGCATCTTTGACCTGGGGCGTCCCGTCAGAAGCAGCGGACAGGCTAGCCCCTTTATGGATTGCATCCATTATCGAGATGTAGTCGGCATCAGCGACAACAGCGCTACCGCTTGGAGGGGTTGATACCCGACTATCGTAAAAGCTGTTGCTCGCCGGGGAGTAATACGTTGTTTGTTCCATCATGGAGCCGTACCGACACAGAGATAATTGATTGTCGTATTTGACAATGTTCCGCCAGTGACTTCGCGGCCCAGCAAACGGATTGTCGATGCATCTATGCGCATCACCGTTACTGCGTTCGCGTTCGACCCGATGTCATTCCCGATGGCAATTACAAATTGCGCGCCAAAACTCGTGGGGAGTTTGATGGTGGTGCCGGTTGTCCCGTCAGCCGCGTAATACGATGCATTCCCCCCCTGGAGTATCCACCCGTTAGGAAGCTTCATCCAAAACCAGTCATTACCCGATGACCCAACAGTTCCCTGCGCATAAGCAAAGGTCGCGTATAGAGCAGCGGCATCGGAAGCAAACAGCACGTCGCCTTTAATCGAGCTGGTAATTCCTCCATTCTGGTTCAGCCACCAGTATCCGATATCGGTTCCGTTGTAGGCCAGCCGGAATGTTATCTGTGATTCAGTATTGACCTGGTCCTGGCCAAAAACATAAGCCTGCACGCCGTTCGTATTGGCGAGGCACAGAGCAGGTGTGTAGTTGTACTGCCCGGTCGTGGTGGTCGTTTTTGCGTTCCGGATCGTGAGCGGGCCTGCCATCGTGTCGCCAGATGACGACGCTTTGTTCACAAACTGCCCCATAGCCCACGTGCGGTCTGCAAACTGCGTAGTCCCAGACCAAAAAGTCCCATCATTCCGCAGGCTGAAATATCCGTTTACGCTATTGTATCCGTTAACCTGGATTGCAAGTTGCGTAAATTGACCAGTTGTCTCGTTTTGCCGGAGTGTAACAATGTTGCCATTCTGCCCTGACAGAATGAGCCCATTGGAAGTATAGCTCCCTGTCGTTGACCAGCTTGTCAGCCCCTTGATGGTCGTATCGCCGGTCAGGGTGCCGCCGGTCAAGGGGAGGTAGCCAGAAAATAGATTTTGCCATGTAGCGCCAGATGCGCCTGGTGTGGTCGTGTTGTTGTCGGCGGTAGAGACCCAGAACGTACCAACCACACTACCGCTGACAACTGCCCCGGAAGGATATCCGCCGATAGCAGCAGCAAAGATTGAGTTGAATGGGCCAAAATAGCCAGCCTGCAGAACCTGGATGGCGCGAGAGATACGATTCAGAAAACCGTTCATATCCTGACCGCGAGGCGGTTCCCCGCCCGCAGCCCGATCGATAAACGTTTCAGGGGGGAAGCCTAGCGCGATTGACGCTGTGCCGTCGCCAGAGGTCGCTTGAGTATCAGGGACAGTTGCAATATTGCCAGAAGCAGCAGCTGCACCAATCAGCGTGCCAAAAAGGCCTAGATTGTCACTGCTTTTCATGTACTTGCGCTCTTAATTTGATACGTGACGCCAACACCAGCCGGGCGAGGAAGTACGCCGCTATTTTGGATGATGCTGACTTGGACATCACTGGGAACAAAATCGAAAACATATGTCATGGTCATGTCTCCGTTGTCCTCGACGTATGCACTCCCCTGCTCGCCAAACAGCAGCATGAGAATAGTGTTGATCGAAAAAATTGACCCGTCCGTGATGTTTGCCAAAGCCTTGGCGTAAATCAGTTGCCGGAACCCATCATCAGAAAGCCGATAGTTGCTCGTGACTGATGAGCCGGAATAAAACGGGGCACTATTGAACCCCTCTTCCGTCAGGTCATTTGCTTCAGCGAACCCAAAGTTTTTTCCGGAGGAGATTTTCAGAACTCGGTTGACGCCAACAATGCGCCCCCAAACATCCAATCCGTATCCCTGAGCTGTATCGAGATCCCAGACGTTAGCATACCAAAGCTCTATCAGAGCTGATGGGTCAAACGCTTGATTCCATCCCTCAAGGATCGTGCATATCCTCGGAGAATTGGCATACTGCGAGAGTATGGTTTTCTCAAAGTTCTGCATCTCAGGATATTGTGACAGCTATGTTCGACGCATCAATTGTCGGTATCTGATCAATCTGCATCTGAGCCGTAAAGCCAGTGGGGTTTGCTGATGTTCCGATAGTGATCTCGACAATCTGGACCCATGTTCCGAGAGCAGCGACGGTCGCGTAGAACCGGCTGGCAAACAGAAGGCCACCAATCCGCGCCCTGCTCCCTCCATCATTGCCGTTGAACGCGGAGATGATAGCATTCTGGACCTCCTGCGCTGCCGTAGACGGGACAGCACTGGAGCTTTTGAGAGTGACTGCGAAGAAGACGGGTGTTGCTACAGCACGAGTGAACTGCACCGTATAAGTCGGCGGAGTGCTATAATCGCTGTTTGGGTCTGACACCGTTACAGACGTTGTCCCGGTATATCCGCAGCCTGGCGCTTTCTTTCGCAGTATGGCCAAAGCGACATCTTCATCTGTGCCGCCGTTGACGCATACATAGAGACTGTGAGCAGCAATACTGACACCGCCGGTTGTGACTGCCGATGCCGTACCGTTGTCCGTGATGTAGGCGTCAGTTACGCCGTCGACGGCCTGCACTTCGCCACTGATCGCATTGAGCGAGCCAATTGCATTCCGCGCGACGCTTTCTTCACGCCTTACTTCAAAAGCAATGCGGTCTTCTTGTTCAGATCCAGTGACGCCTGCCGCCGGGTTGGCTACGGACGAAAGCCCAGTAACTGACTGATAAACGCTGACAGTATTCGCTGGGCATTGGACTGGTCCAGCTACCGTGCAGGAGAACATTCCTGTGCCCGCTCCAAGCGCGCCAATGGTGATCGCGCCATCGGCGGCATAATAATTCCCCGAGGAGTCCTGTATCAGTGTGCCCTCAGGCACAACAGCCCCCGCCGAACCCGTGCACACAACAGTGACAACTGTTGCCGTAGCGCCGCGACGAGACATGAAATACAACTTGCCGATAGCATCCTGCATGCGCCCAGACGCAAAAGCAGGATCTACTCCGTTGGCGAGCGCAAGGAACTGATCATACGCATCCCCCAGAATAGCGGTCAGCGTTGTCGCAAGCTGCCCCTGAGGCGTAGAGAGCGCAGCGTTCAGGACGCCGCCAAAAGCGGAGTTTAAATCGGCAATTACGCCATCCAACATGTCGCTCTCAGCAGGCGCAACGAACCCGGCATCAGTCAGCGAGGGCGCAGGAGTAGAGGTCGTGCCCGTTGAGTTAGAACCCGACACTTTGCGTTGTCCCATCGCTCAGAGAAAGAAGGATATGGCCAGTTAGCCGTCGCGCTTGATCTACCGCTGTGATTACGCACTTCGCAGCTTCAACGCCCGATACAGTGAGAGCCGCCTGCTCAGCCTGGGCCTTGAAAACACCTGCGGACTGAGACCGCCCAAGAATAAGTCTCAGATATGGTAGACCTTGGCTCGTGTCGTAGTAGCACTCACCCGCGAACACGCGGATTGCAGAGGCCACGTCCTGTGTGACGGAATAAGGCTCAGAGGCGACGGCTATATTTCCGGACGCGTCGAGAACCAGATCCCAAGCCGATCGGTCAAGGAGGAGCGTGGATGCCATAGGCCCAACAAAAAAAGCCACCCCGAAGGATGGCTAGATATAGAAATTCGCTAGATTAACGAAAATATGGCACGAAAAGGTACCGGGTACAAGGGTATTTTGTTTGAGTATCTACCGCCGGATCTGGAGCCGATGATGATTCTCTATCCGCGCCACAGAAAGGGCGTAACTGTTGTCACCCTGAGCGGCAGCATAGCTCTCCTTGCTCAGATGCCGGGAGAGGATAGCCCTCACTTTATCAGCGCGCGTGTGTCGTCGCTGAGAACAAGCGGCTTGATGATTGTGAGGCTCTTTGATGAGGTGCCGCGGATAGATCCGGCATTAGCGCGAGAGGCTAATCAAGACGATGCCACCCATATCGTCCCTCGCGGCAGGCGTGTCCGCGTATCAGCGCGCTACGCTTGGACTGTAGAGGACCCTGAGTTTGCCGAGTGGTATGATAAGATGTGTAGCGGAAAACCGCCCTTCTGGTGATGGACGATGCTAAGAAGGAAGATGCTTGGCCTCCCAGCTTACGGCGAGGGCAACTTCCAAGCCTGCTTCTTGATCTGGTCTGATACCGCAGGAAACGGATCAATCCCGGTATTGCGTATAAGTGTCGCTATGGTGACTTGAGAGCAGTGTGGGTGCTGCTGGGCATTGCGGCACACATAGGCCCCGGCTTTCCCTTTGTCCGGTGAGTAGACCGCCTTCCAAGTGCTTGAGGGCACATATACATGGTCATGCCCGAGCGTTTCGATGGGTTTGAGGTGGAAGGCCGGGCCCGTGACGACGTACAGATCCCCTTCTCTCTCAGCGATTTCTCTTACTCGACGCTCTACCCTGGCCCAAATTCCCTCGTTGAGGCTGGCTGTCTGCGGAACAATGTTCGTGAGTGCGTAAGTCTCAGCCTGTGCCTGCTCAGTCGGCTGGTCTCCACTTGGCGCCATATGCCCACGGTCATAGATTGAGTTGTAGTAGTCCAGTAGATCGGAACCGCCAGAGAAACGCACGTCCGCATAGAAGCGACCTGTGCGTTTGAGAGACTGGGCAGCCTCCACATCATCGGACCATAGGTGCTCAGCCGCCCACAGCGGCCCATGTGACACACTTGATGCCAGAACGGCGTAGCCTCGATTGCACAGGAGTTTCGTGCCGGTGGCAAGCCGCTTATCGACTAACTCAGGGAGGTGGTTGCCAGCGCCGAATGCCGAGCAATTGGTTTCTTCAGCGGCAGCATATACGGGCTCGGTGGTCAAGATGCAGGCGAGTAGCAGCGTTCTCATGCGGGAGCGCTGCCATTAATGGGGGCTGGTGTAAAGTGTTGCGCTGAACGGCGCAGCCATAGTGCAACCGTAAATAACTCTCCCCGCAGGCAAAAATCCCCACGGAGAGAGCCTTTACCTCACATTACACTTGATGATTACCCATGCTTAGGTTGAGTATGACTCAATATCCTCAATGTAATTCCGCCGCAAAGCCGAAAGGATGTTGCGGAAATAGTATGCGATAAATTGTTCATCCAGGTATCCATTATCTTTTTCTAGAAGACCCCAATTTATAGTGTTTTTACTCCTGATAAACTCTACCGTCATAGCTGATGCTGCATTCACCAATGCCAATTCGATATCAGGAGTGATGTATGGGGGCATACGTTACTCTTTCGTCTATTGTTAAGGCAAAATTGCCCAACAATAGACGTTAGAAAAACGGAAACATTGCGGGAATATTCGAATTAACTTTCCTGCCAACGGGTTTTCGTTCTTCCATATAGCCGCGCTGCTATGCGGGTAGGCCTGCATTACTCAGGTGTGCTCGTTGTCGAGCTACCTCCCTGCACTCCCCCGTGGACATGATTTTCAAGGCTGATGCTTCCCGCAGTCACATCACCTGACGCCGCCACGGGGCCGGTCACATTAACCTTGCAGTTAATATCGCACTCGGATGCATCGACAACGAACTTCCCGGCTGTTTTTACGTGGAAGTCAGACCCCACCCAGCCGCAGTATTCTTCGGGGGCAGCATTCAGGTAGCCGCCTAGGTAGAGGCCATCGGAATAATCGTGTTGGCGGTATGAGCCCGGCGCTGCCTCGCTACGCGTGCTTTTCACATTGGAAATATCGCGGCCACAGATGATAGCCGCGCCTATATCACCAACAGAGGGGTCGCAGATGAAAGCCCTTTTTCCGCCTTGTATGCGCAGGTAAGGTAAGCCGCACAGTGTCCCATGTGGCGTAGTGCGGCCTATCCCATCCTGCTGGTGAACCATAATTTGCACATCTACCGTACCTACAGGGTTGAGGCCTGCTGCATGTACGGCTTTCACTCGCACCAGTGTGTTTGCTCCAATCATGGAGAATATACGCCGAATAGCGGCGTTGTCTGCGTTAAAACCTGAGGCTCCGTCAGGATGAGACCAAGATCCGGGAAGATTTTCAGACTCTGTATTTGAGGGGGTTGTCACCGCGCACTGCTCCTACAAATGTTTGCCACTGCCCATCAGGAATTTCCGATTCAAGCGTATGCTCAATCACGTAGGGCAGCCACGTGGATGATGCGGGTGATGCGCCCTGAGGGAGTTGCCCGTTCTGGTTATTGACCCATCCAGCCGGAGCGTAGTCACTCTTGAGTTTTACGGGCGAGAAATACCGAATATATGGGTTGAATAGGCACTGAAACAGCACCCCGGCGTCGCTGTAGGCGGGATATCCGATGAGCCCTGAGGACTTGCTGATATAAGGCATATCACTACCGATATCGTCCGCTGTGTAATTGTAGTCTTTCGGCCAAACATGCAGGATCTGCGTGTTTTGGTTTACAAAATCAAAATGGAAAATAGCCTTTACCGACAGGCACAGCTTCTCAAGAGCGCTTCTAGCGTCTCCATACCCGTAATAGTTAGGGAATGTGGCCTTAACTCCATGGTTTTTTAGCGCCCATCCCTGAGATTCGCAGATGAGGGAGGCTACTGTCTCAAACTCAACGGGCGCACCAAAAGAAATGACGGGCATAGATTTGGCAGCAGATAGGCTAAGGTTGTTGGCCTCGACCTGAAACGCGACATCCGGCGCGCCCGTGAAATCGACAAATGCCGCCGTGATATACCCGGAAAAGATGGCCGTCATAGCCCCATCATCTCCACTACCATAAAGGGTAATCATATTGGCGTTCTGCCATGTTTGTCTCGCGCGGATGACGGAGAGCCGGTTCATTTTGCTCAGACTCATACCGGAAACGCGTAAAGACAGAGATGATCCTGCAGCCATCCCTGCATTTGTTACATGCGCGCGCACCCTGTGCCCTGTAAGGGTTAAGCTATCCGCACCATCAGGACCAAATCCTCCTGTTTTTATGGTAAAGTTAACATCCAAACTTCGGCGTTTTAGGGTCGGAAAATGCCTTCTCCCAGTAACAACTGTTTCAGACATTCTTCCCCTCCTCATACATCAAGAGATATCTTGACCCGAGGCCCGAATATTCCGGATCACTGCTGCCCTGTTGATCTATAAAAACCAAATCCCCAGGCATGCCAAAATATGCGTCACGCACCAGCCACGTCCTATTCAGGCATATAACTCCAGCAAGTATTCGCTTGGCAGACAACCACACATCCATATATAGGCCAGTTGAACGTTGCTGGATATCAAGCTGGACGGCCTTACCCGAAAGGGTGAGCTTCAAAGACTGGAAGGCGGTCGCTGTTAGCGGAATAACTTCTGGGCTTGCCATTATAAAGTTCCGGTAAGAAGACTCTGTTGTGAATCGGTGGCTGATTGAGTCGACACAACACCTGAAAATGACTTCGCCTCTCCAGATGGGGAAATAGTCTTTGTGAGAGTTCCCGTTGAAACTGGCCTGATTTCTTGTAGGTCAATTTCTGCGCCAATCATGGTTACTCCGCTCTCTGAGAAACGCCTGATACTGTAACCAACGACATTCATGTTCAGATAAATCTGCTCCGGCGTGGCTACATGGTACAAATTAAGATCAGCCACCAAGGTGTCTAGGATACTTGTAAATGCTGATCGGATAGAGAGGCCGGACGTGACACCTCCCACGCCAAAGGCAGAAAGGAGATCCGTCACTGCGCTGGTGTCTCCGTAGGAAAAGCTACTGCCATCGCAAATGATTTCTATCCGGATTAAGCTCGGACGCTTCACCTTATTATATGACATAAACGAGCCCTCCTCTATGGGAGCGTCAGTCACGATCTGCTCGCGCCTTATTTCCATGCCCCGCACATGTCCGGACGTGATGACCGGCTGATTGCTGGCGGTGAAGATCCCCCAGTGGCTAGCCGCCGTGCTGATGGTGTATTCATCCAGCGCCGTTGCGAGGATAGTGGACGCAGAGGCCGCAATCCCGGTTGATACGGACTGGCCAAGCAATGCGGGGACGCCAGCGGCGACGGGAACATCCCAGGCGGACGGCAGCGGTACGAGGTCTAAGGGCATTTAGGGAGATTCCCACGTTTTGGGATTGGGTACAAGTGGGATTGTGCGGTGTTGGGTCTTTGCGCGATAAGGACTGCCGCACGCTCAAATATCAGCATTAGGAATTGGTGGGATTAGGGCAGTCATATTTATTCATATCAGTATTAAAGAATCGTTGCGAAAAATATTTCTTAATTTTATTGCTAGGCGAATTTTATTAGGTTGGATTGGAGATGGTAGTTGATACAATTAAACAGCAGCAACAGACATCAGCGAAGAAAAAGATCGTCATCAAAATTCAGTAAAAATGGAATTCCTCATAAAACTATTTACCAGATTTCTTCACCTGCAATATTAACTACAATTCTGGGAAATTTTTTAGATGATACCTTGAAATTTTTCTCAGAATTACGAATTTGCATTGATAAGGCGATAGAAGAAAATGCAGGGATCAAAATAGACCTCCAGCCTTTACGGCTTTTAGATTTGAGTTCTGGCCTCATATTGGTTGCCGAACTTGATAGGTACCAGCGTCTTAAAGGCGTAAAATTGACCCCATCTGAGGTCCACAAATGGGACAAAACCATTATTGAATTTCTTCGCAATATTGGTTTTTTTAAAATATTAAAGACAAACATTGCTCCCCACTATAAAAGCTCAAGTAAAATAATTTTAATACCATTTGTGAGTGGAATTAATACAGATGGATATTTAGCAAGCGTTTTAAGGAAAAAACTTCAAAAGCTAATAAAACCCAATAATGACGAGTATTTCCTAAAAATATATGAACCTTTAATAGAGAGCATGAAAAATTCAATACAGCATGCTTATGATGAATCAATCAACACGGAATTAAATAATCATTATTATGGGAAAAGATGGTGGATGTGTGCTTCGTTCAATAAAAACTCTTCATTGATTGAAATAGTTTTTTTAGACCTTGGCATATCAATACCAAGGTCCCTAAAAAACTATCCAACTTGGGAGGAATTAAAATATTATACAAAAGCAAGAAGCTTAGAGTTGGAGCAGGTTTCAGATAATACTTTAATTTTGCTTGCCTTGAAATATGGTATTACCATAACATTAGAGCCTTTCAGAGGCAAAGGGTTTAAAAATATCAAAGAGCCTGCAAACGCGCATATAAAAAACTCTGTCGAAATTATAAGCCGACAGGGCCGTGTCACTGTGAGCGGGGTGAATCCTGAAGCGCCCTTTTCCCCGGATCGGGACGCGACACACTCTCTATTGGGAACTCTAATAAAATGGTATATTTATGTACCAAAATCGACTGATATAGGCGGGAAGTAGAATGTACCAAATCAAAATAGCAAAAGATTTTTCTCGCACGCCTGGAGGGAGGCATAAAAGGCTCGGTCCTGCCAGCGGAGAGGAGTTTCGTGATGTTCTGGTTCAAACTCTGAAAATGCACCCCAACGAAAATATTGAGATAATATTCGATGGAGCTGAAGGTTACGGATCTTCTTTTTTGGAGGAGGCGTTTGGCGGCCTAGTCCGTTTAAATCTTTTCCCAGATAATATCATTCGTGATCGACTAATTTTAACGGCCAACAGCCCCGATTTTGAAACATATGTTTCCGAAACCAAGCAATATATTCGAGATGCTATCTCACGCAAAAGCATCAGAAGATAGAGCATTATGACAGACAATAACCATGCAACTTTTTTTCAATATATTCAGCCAGCCCTTCAACCTATAGTGACGCTTTTTAGCGTTTGGGTCGGGTTTAAACTAAAGGTTATCACTGACAGAGAAACAAAATTACAGAAAAAAATCAGTGATATAAAAGAAGAAATTGACAGTTTATGCGAGACATCCATTACTTATTGGTCTAGATACGTACCAGAAAACTACAAAACTGGCGTTGACCTACAAGAAGAATGTAAAATAAAATCAAGAAATCACAATATAAACAAGTTAATAGTATCAATGTCTAAGAATTTTAAGTCAAACGATTATACTGACATCAATTCACTTGTAACTGATCTTCGAAAAGCTAGTAGTGGCGAAAATTTTGAAACTAACGGCGATAGAGAAATGTCGCCCACGGCAATTATGGATACCTTGAGGTGCGCTAATGAGTTGAAACGAGTAATCGAAAGTTCTTTACCAAACAAAAAATGGTGGAATTTTTCTCGCTAAAGAAACTTACTTATTGATGCTCGTAATTGAATAATTGAAAATATTTCCCGCTAGAGCCTGCCGACGCCTGCAATTCGGCAACAGGAGCATGACCCTTGCTAGCCATTCTGTTTTGGATGGGCAATTTAGGCGCGCCCCACAAAGATGATGCTGAGTTTCTGGTTGCTCGAATACTTGACCTAGATCTGGCGGCCTCCCTGTTGTCGAATACGGCAAGACCATGAAGGTGCGATACAGGCTTGATGACTGACCGGATCTTTCATTTCTGAGCCTCATTGCGCGCCAAGAGGAGCCTGAATGCGCACATCTCTCTTTAAGCCGCTCGTGCTTGGCCTGCTTGCCATAGCTTTCTGGACGCCAGGTGCCTACGCATTGGACCCGTCCACCTACCAAGGGCCGATGCCTCCTACCCGCCCACAGACCCAGCAGCCGGACGAGACGCAGTTACAGGAGCACGGGCACTATCGAAACTCGGACGGCACCAGCGTCCACTCCCCCGCCCATACACACAGCGGACAAGCTCCTGCTGGAGCAACAGCCAAGTGCGGAGACGGGTCATTTAGCTTCAGCCAGCACCACAGGGGCACTTGTTCCCGCCATGGAGGTGTGGTGAGTTGGCTGTGATTTTATGGAGCAGGGTCACTCAGGCTTGCTCGTTGTCGAGCCACCCCCCTGCACTCCCCCGTGGACATGATTTTCAAGGCTGATGCTTCCCGCAGTCACATCACCTGACGCCGCCACGGGGCCGCTCACATTAACCTTGCAGTTAATATCGCACTCGGATGCATCGACAACGAACTTCCCGGCTGTTTTTACGTGGAAGTCAGATCCCACCCAGCCGCAATATTCTTCGGGGGCAGCATTCAGGTAGCCGCCTAGGTAGACTGCGTCCGCCATATCGCACTGGCGGAACGACCCGGGAGCAGAAGCCTTTCGGTTTGCCTTCACATTCGAAATATCGCGCCCGCAAATGATAGCAAGACCGATATCACCCACGGCTGGATCGCATATAAAAGCCCGCTTGCCCCCTTGGAGCCGAGCAAAGGGCGTACCGTGGATCGTCCCATGTGGCATGGTTCGCCCCACCCCATCCTGCTGATGCACAAGAGGGAGGATATCAACAAAGCCAACCGGATTGAGACCCGTCCCGCTAACCGCCCGCACCTCGACAAGGGCTGGAGCGCCGCCCATTGAAAGGATGCGGCGTATAGCGGCGTTGAGTGAGTTGAAATCCGAAGCGCCATCGGTTGCCTTCAGGCTACCAAAGTAGGGTTTATCGGCCAAAGGCTAGTTTCCCTGCCAGTTCTGGACGTTGCGCCTCCAGCATCGTGAACCACGGTCCGTCAGGAAGTTCCGTTTGCAGGTCATGCTCGATCTTTTGCACGACCCATAATCCATTTGACGGCGGGTATATGGAGGCTGTTTTTCCAAGGCTGCGCAACTGCCCGTTATTGTTCACCCATGCGGCAGGTGAGTAGTCGCTCTGAAGTTGGATCGTATCGCGGAAATTGATGTCCGGGTTGAACAATGTCTGCACCAGCACGCCGCCCTGGCTATAGTTGGGGTATCCAATCATGCCGGTGGACGAAGAAACAGTTATGGCCGCGCTACTGTTTGCACTCACAACCTGAGGCCATATGGAGAGCGTTTTGTTTCCCATGTGGTAATCAATACCAGCAGCGCGCGCGCAGGCGTCAATCTGCTGCGTTGCTGTCCCTGGGTAATATGGTCCACCAGATAAAACGGCATCAACGCCATGATTTAAAAAGCGGAAACCTATCTTATCCGCTATTGTTTTCATGATATCAGCGACAGAAGCTGACGCCGCAAAAGATGTCGGCTTTATTGGCATCGCCGCAGGAATAGATGTTGATAGAGCAGACACTTGAAAGGCCACATTTGGGGCGCTCGCATAGTCAACAAAAGCCTCAGTTATGCCTCCAGTAAAGATCGTCGGCATGCCATCTGCATCTCCAGCCATTACCGTTACAGTGTTGGGAGAAACACCGACAATGCTCGTCTGAGCCACGGAAAGACGGTTCATAGTGCTGAGTTTCATGCCCTCAATGCGCAGGGCGCACATCATCCCCGTTTCGTATCCGGTGCTGAGTATTTGGCATCCGACACGATGGTCTTTCAGGGTGATGGTCTCAGTATTCTGCCCAAAGCCGCCCTGATTGATATCGAATATGACATCAATTTTCTTCTTGGTGAGGCTACCCGACATTCCTCCCCTCCTCATAAACCAGAATATAACGGCTGCCGAAGCCGGTATAATCTGGATCTGACGTGCCTTGTATGTCGAAGAAGCAGATATCTCCCGGCATGCCAAAATATGCGTCACGCACTAGCCATGTCCGATCCAAGCAGACAACGCCAGCAAGGATACGCGTCCCGTTGAGGGCAATATCCATATACACGCCGTTGGTTCGCTGCTGGATAGTGAGTGTTACTGTTTCGCCAGAAAGCGGGACATTGATCTGCTGATACGCAACCGCGCTTATGGGAATGCTGACCGTGCCCATCAGAAGGCATCCAGAGGGTTGATTGCGTTCTCTTGGTCTGCCGTTAGGGCCTGCGTTTGCACGTTGCCGCCCGTTGTCATGCTTGCGCCTGACGCCTCTTTGGTTGGGGCTGCATTCTCCTGCGCAGTAATGCGGACCTCTTGCAGCATAATGTCGGCAAAGATCATGGACGCGCCGCGTTGCGCTTCTCGCCTCATCTGATAACCGATCACGTTGGCATTTTTGTATCTCGCATCGGGAGTGTTGACCCAATAAAGGTCAAGACTTGCTACCAGCTGGTCTAGCGCTGCCATGAATAGTGCCTTGGTCTGCGACAGCGAGGACGGAGCGCCAGAAATACCTGCCGCAGAAAGCAGATCAGAAAATATGCTGGCATCACCATATTCGAAGCTGGACCCATCGCACAGCATCTCAATCTCATATTGACCCGGTATGCGCACCTTGTTGTAGCTGAGAAAAGAGCCGTTCTCCTGCGGGCCGTCTGACACGCGATACATGCTCTGGACGCCCAGCGCCCGCACATGCCCGGACGTGATGACCGGCTGATTGCTGGCGGTGAAGATCCCCCAGTGACTGGCCGCCGTGCTGATGGTGTATTCATCCAGCGCCGTTGCGAGGATGGTGGACGCAGAGGCCGCAATCCCGGTTGATACGGACTGGCCAAGCAATGCGGGGACGCCAGCGGCGACGGGAACATCCCAAGCGGAAGGCAGCGGTACGAGGTCTAGGGGCATTAAGGGAGATTCCCACGTTTTGGGATTGGGTACAAGCGGGATTGTGATGCGCTTCGTTTCAGCCATTTAAGAGGCTAACCGTCACTTCGCTGTCGATGCTAGGTGTGGGTGGAGGATTGAGGCGTGTATATCTGCGGAAACGAACTTCATCCCAAAGTTATCAACAAAATAGTCATTTTAGATATATTTATCCACATTTTCCACGCTTTCCACATTTTGATTGTGGCGATTATATGACAATCCACAGGGCTAATTTTTTTTCCACAGAAAATGTGACTTATCAACAGATACAAAAGGCGCCTTTGTTGATAGCTAACAGGCAGTTATTCGTTAATAGAGCAGTGTTTTTAGAAGAGATTAAGCTGATGGCAGACGTGAAAGAGGTAGCAAAATGGTTTCTTGCTGCTGTGGATCGACAGTCAGGCGAAGCCATTACGCACTTAAAGCTCCAGAAACTGATCTATTACGCTCAGGCTTGGTATTTAGCCTTAGAAAAACAAGCTCTTTTTCCTGATCATTTGGAGGCTTGGGCACACGGCCCGGTATGCCGGGCTGTCTACGAGACCTATCGAGACTATGGTTGGGACGCGTTACCTGCGCCCGATGATGGCATTGACCTGCTGCAATGCGAGATTGACCATCTTGAGATGGTTATGGACGCATACGGTGACATGTCAGCTAAAAAACTTGAGCATCTCACGCATCGTGAAGAACCTTGGATGGAAGCAAGGGGTGACTTACCCGCTGAAGCCCGATGCAATAAGAAGATATCCCAAAGCACAATGGCTAGCTTCTATACGCAGGTGTATCAGAGCGCTCAGGCAGATGGCTAAAAATAGATCTCTAAAAAGCGCCGCTAGAAAACAGGAGCAAGACACAAAATCGCTTTCGCCCTCTCCTGGAGAGGTCATTATTACGGAGCACGTCGCAAGCGTTTTTGGTGTCGGTAAAAGACCAGCTAACGCTAACGATAGCGAAAGGCCTTATGTAAGCCTAAAGTATTTTGATGGCAGCTATGAATGCTTTTCTGACTGGTCAAAGTCAGATCTTGTGGCTTTCACAGATTTATTAAGGCGCCTGTCTCAGATGTCATGGATCCAAATTATGGGGACGGGCGGCAAGAAGGGTGGAAAAACTGGGTTGGGTTGCACTAGGCTTTCTTGCAGCCAATTACCTCCATCGGCCACAAGCGGTTTATCTGAAGATCTCGCATATATGGAAATGCGAGTAAGTCTTAAAGCCCGCATTCACGGCTTTAGGATGAATGAAGCTTTTTTTCTGCTTTGCTTAGACAAAGACCATAAGATATGCCCATAACTTTTTTGTGCTTTGACACAGTATTTTATTCAAAATGCCCAATCTAGAAGTTCAATTCAAGAGGCGCGCTCTCGCTGCGCTCAACTCTCTGCAAAAAAATGATCGCGAGAAAGTGGATAAGTCTTTGCAGAGGCTCATACATAATGGGGGTAAACCATATGGAGAGATGAGATCTCTTAAACCGCTTTCTTCTAGCGATAAGCCTTTATGGGTTTTGAAAATTTCTCGCAAATTAAGGCTAATAGTGAATTTTGAAGACGAAAGTATTATAGTAGAAGATATTGTACCTGTGGAACGATTAGATGCCTCTCTTAGGGTTGGGCGTAAATGAAGGCGCTGACCCCACACAACCTTAATTCCCAACAAGCCCGTAAGGAATGGCACTTATTAAAAGCGCTCCTAGCGTCCAAACCATCACTCGACGAACGCAAGGATATTCTTCCTTTTTTTTCGAAATGCTACGATTTATCTTTACTGATATCATATTATTATCCAGCTATTCGCAATCCTGATGTTATTGCTCATAAGTTTCCACTAGGCGGTGATTTCAAGGCTGATCTTGTTGTTGGAGATTCTAAGGCGCATGAATATGTACTTGTAGAATTCGAAGATGCTTCGGCAAAAAGCCTTTTTTCTGGCTCTAGAGCAAAAAGAGATTGGTCAAAACGATTTGAGGGAGCATTTTCTCAGCTCGTAGACTGGATATACAAAATTGAAGACATGAGAGTTACGGATGATTTTTCACACACCTTCGGTAACCGGAAGGCATCTTTCCACGGATTAATTGTAATTGGCAAAGGCTTGAAACTTTCTACTTCTGAGCAGGCACGCTTACGGTGGCGAGTTGAACACATAATGGTCGATTCCAAACGTGTTGAGATTAAATCGTTTGATGATCTGCTGGATGACATGGATTTCTGGCTTTCAAAATACCGAAATGTCTAGTGACAGATTTTTTTACACAAACCAGCAATTAAAAACGGGGAGCCCGTCATTGAGCGAAACAGGACGATCGTTCTCCGTTTTCATCGTGACGATTAATCGGGGCGTCTAATTGTATTGAAGGGAGGCGGATTTGAAGCGGGTTCTATTGTTGGCGGCTGTGCTGGCCGCGCCGGGAGTGGCCTGGGGGCAGGACTACAAGCCGGATTTTAACTGTTCAGCAGATCATTCAAAGGACAGCATCGCCACTATGCTTTGCCAGAACAGCGAAGCAGCCAAGCATGAACTCATCTTTGACCAGACCTATTATGCTCTCAGGCAGATCGTCGGGAAAGCTGGCTGGAAGTCTCTTAAGCAAGAGGTGATTGCGGATGATGGCGCGCTAAAAGAGTGCGTAGCCCCGTTTTCGGCAGAAGGCGTTCTGCAGCAGACAGATCCTGGCTGTTACATTCAAAAAATGGACGCAATAACTGAGAAATACAAAGGTCGGCTCTCAGGATCTGCGCTCGAAGAAGCGTCCAGGCCAATTGATGACCATATTGCGTTGCAGAAAAAGCTCCTAACGCTTGGTTATTTACCCGCGGGAAGCACGGCGGACGGTGTTTATGGCGAAAGCACACGGCAGGCCATAGGCGCGTGGAAACTTAATTCAGGGATCCCTCAAGTAGATGATTTTATTTCAAATAGTGATGCGGTATCCCTCGCATCAAGCGACAAGGTGGCCAAGACCGAACCGAAATATTCGCCATTCCAAAAAGAAGTAAACGTTAACGGCACCATTTTCAAAGTAGCTGCCAATTGTGATTCGCAAGAAAATTCCTGCTCGAATATGTCATTGACTATTAAAGAAGGAAAAAAAACCACAACACTACAATTAAAATCTTTGGATGACCTTGGGACGCCAGATTTATCATTTGATAAACCGATTTTTGGAAGTGAAGACGCTGTAGTTTACGGGTCTGTTTATACAGGCGGTGCTCATTGCTGCGTTGATTCTCTCCTTGTTTTCAAGAACGAAAACAAAGAATGGTCAGTTGCCTCATTGCCTGAACAAGACGGTGGACCAAGTGGAGGAAGCCCGTACAAAGACTTAGCTGGTGATGGCCATCATGAAATTGCCGTCAATGATATGAGGTTTGATTATAAATTTGATTGCTACGCATGCTCTTTTCCACCCATGCAAATTTTTGAAATTAGAAATAATCATCTTGAAGATGTTTCGGGAGATAAAAGGTTTCATCCATTTCTTGAGAAAGAGGTTCAAAACGCAGAATCAAGCCTTGTTAGAGGCGGCCCAAACATGGGATTCTATGCGGGCATAACTGCAATTAAAGCTCAAGAAGGAAATTTCTTAAGCTACTGGGATGAAAAAATAAAAAGAAACCCGGATTTCAATAATCTTTCATCCATCGATTATTGTGACGCCGCCGGACTGCCTCAAAAAAAATGCCCACCTAACGGTAGTGATCCTCTGAAATTCCCCAATGCATTGGCTGTTTTTTTATATAAAACTGGATACATAGACCAATACGACCTGAAATATACCGGGTATTCTGTGAGAGAAATAGATAAGTCAGAATATGATAGAACGCATCCTATAAATTTTTTCAAATATTATATCAAAATAGGAATATATAAAATCTCAACTCTGCACTCTTATGCCCCCAGCCTATCTGATGGCATATTCTACAGTGTAGTTTTTTCTGTTTTATTCCTAATATTCCTTTCCTTTGCGTTTTATTTTCTACCAATTTTTATTGCGGCAAAAACAAAATCACAGCATTTTTGGCTTATAGTTTTTGTTAACGTATTTTTTGGGTGGACTTTCCTCGGATGGCTTGCTGCCCTTTTGATGGCATTAATGATGGATCGGGACCGGCAAGCCTAATTCTAAGAAACCCCAGAGTTAGCCGCAGAGGCGCGGTTCCCCATTTGCAGGATCTTCTGCTGGATTGCTGTCGCGGCCTGCTCCGGACTTGTGGAGGAGACTTTGATTTCTCCAACGTGGACGGTGGTATGATTGGCGGGGGCAGAAGCCCCCCCACCCCCCTGCGGTACGCTCTGAGCGATCTCTACAGCGTGAGAGATGGACGTCACATAATTCTGCGTTTCATTGGGCGCATGCGAGAACCAATCCGCGCCATGTTGCCTCTGATCTTTCCTGAGGTTTCCTCCGCCCCAGTTGTAATCCGCAAGGGATGCGGCCAGAGAGCCGTGATAGCGCTGCATGTTGCTCTGCATGCGCCGAGCAGCGTAATCCGCAGACTGCTTGAAGTCATTGGGGTCCACCCCCTCTGCGCGCGCGACATCCGGCATAATCTGAAATTCACCCAGGGCACCGGCGCTTGAGGGTCTAGCATTCTTGCCCCGGCTGCTTTCCTGTGCCCACATCGCATCAAGAACGCCAGCGGGCAGCCCGGTTTTCTGCTCCAACTTCCTGAGATACTGCCTTTTTGCTGTTCCGGCTCCATCGTCTTTGGACAGAGAGGGCTCCGCGCCATTCCAGAACAGGTCACCAGCCAGATAGGCATCTCCTGCCAGACTGAGGCCGCCGACCGCACGGGATGCAATGCGACCAACCCGCGCAATGCGGCTTGCTTTGGCGGCTGCTGGCGTGACCTTCTCGGCGGTCTTGGCGGTTCCTTCCGCCACCCTCTCGCCTTCCTTGGCAACCTCCCCCCCCTCTTTGGCGACCTCGCCACCTTTCTCAGCGCCTTTGGCGGCTTCCGCCAGCCTTTCAATACGTGACAAGGCTCGAAGAAATTTAAAGCCGCCAACGATCGACATAACACCGAGAACAGCCGTTCCAATCCCGGCAATTGCCGCCGCGGTCCCCATAGCGCCTTGTGTCAATATGGGGTGCTGCTTTTCCAGCGTGGTGAACGCATCGGTAATGCCTGTCAGCGCCGGAAGGAGTTTTCCTTCCAGCTCCTGCGCGTAAGCACTGTTCTGCTCTCGCAGTTCCTTATATTTCGCCTGTAGCTTCTCAGCCTCGTCTGCATTTTTGGCAACCCGCTTGCCCATCTGCTGATAAGTTGAAAACGTCGATTTTACCGCGTTGTCGCCCTTCAAAATCAGATCGATTGAACCTTGGTCCAGTCCGAGAGATTGCAGCAGGGCGACGCGTGGAGCGTTTGCCAGTTTTGTCCGGTTCTCTGCAAGGTTCTGGTAGAGTTTGCTGATATTGGTGATCTGGCCAGTCTGGAAATCAAACCCATCAGACACGCCAAGCTGCTGCATGTTTTTTGAGAATTGCGCGGCCTGCTGCGGGTCCGTCATTGCGGTCTGCATATTCTGGATGGCTGCAGTGGCAGCGTCACCGGACCCACCAACAGCTTCCACAGATTTTTGGAGGGCGTAAACATCCTCCTTGGCCATATTCATTCGCCGAGACGTGCGGCCAAGACTGGCCCCAGCATCAACTGTATCTGAAACAAATGCTTTAAGTGACTTTCCGGCTGTCAGGACAGCAAAGAATGCCAAAGCCTGCTTCTGCATCTTCGTGAAAAACTCAGCCGCATCTGCGCCACTATGAGAAATATGACCGGCTGTCTTTTCGGCCTTTTTCCCCGTCTTATCTAGCGCGCCCTGAGATTTCTTTCCCTCCTTTTCCATTGCGTCGCCTGTCTCTTCGGCGTTCTTTTTTACCTTGCCTAACGCATCCCCCGCCGTATCAGCAGCAGCCGCCACGCCATCGCCCATCTTGGACGCACCTGTGGTGATCCTCTTGAACGCGCCGTCAGCGTCTTTCTGGCCCTTCTGGATAGCTTTCGTGTCGAGGCCAAGCGTGACCAGGAGTGCGTCGATTACTGTGGGCATGCGTACGGCTTTCGGGAGGGTTGATTACGCCAGACTCTGTGCGGCGTGGCAGGATTTGTGCAGGCGAAACTTTAGGAGGTGTATCAATGAGCGAGTTGGGGAGCCTGCAATTCAGCCCGAAATGCCCGAAGTGCGGCGGAGACCTTGGCGTCGAAGTCAGGGATGGAGAGCCTGGGGGAGATGACAAGGTTGTCTGTCAGTCCTGTGGCTTTGTCGCCGGGACACGCAACGAGGTTTCGAAAAAATTCATCGCTGAGAATAGATCCGAAATCGAAAAGGCGGCGGCTGATAAGATCAGAGAAGCTCTCAGAAAAGCCCTCAGGAAATGAAACAGACACTGTGAGTGCAACTGTTTTCGATTTTTCAGGAATACCGTTCATCTGTTAAATCTTTTCACAAGAGCAATCTCCAGCAGGTCTTCAAAGCCCTCGCTGTCATAGATCGTCTGGAGTTCGTGCAGGGTGGCGACGCCCTCGCTAACTACGAGGGCAATTCGCTCGCTGATGTTGGGGCATCGGGCGACGGGGCGCTGTTTCCCATTTGCAGCAGCAGGGACAGAAGGGAGAACAACTGGCCGACGCCCTTGAAAAAATCCACGTGCAGAGCAAAGGCTTCCTTCTGGAGCCAGCCGATTGTGGGAATTTCTTCGATCTGGCCCGACTTCGCTGCCAATTTGAACGGCATCGTCACCTCTGGTCGTGCGGGATCTGGCACGTAGACAACGCAGTCCATCAGGACATCGAGCAGTTCGTCCGTACGCTCTGGAGACATCGCACCGAAGATGTTGATACCCGCCGCTGCAACGCCAGCCAGCCCCGCGCCATCAGCGACGCCGGGGATTGACGCCCCGGAACCAATGGCCGCCTGAATCACATGCCTCCCCCACTTGTCCGCCTCAAAGGCGTTCATGCGGGTGATGACAAACGTCTTGTCCTTATCCTCGCCATCATGCGGGATAGTGACAGTTTTCTGCTTCAGCGCCATCAGATTGCTGCCGGGACAACCCGCTCCCAACGCACTTCAAAAGCCCGGGCCTCCAGAACACGGGCAGCTGACGGGATCTGCACGGCTGAGCGCAGATATCCGCGCGTCAGGGTATATTTCTTGCTGATGGCGGGTAACTGGATCACCGCGCCAAGCCGGTAAATCGTGCGCTCATGGTCCTGCGCGGTGATAATGCTATCAAACACAGAGGCCTCGTCACTGCTGGCTTGCAGGCTGATAGTCTGGCTCACCGCATTGGCGACCCAACCCACATTGAGGTAGCCATCCACAGACATGGATTCTTCGGCCAGTTCCCTCGCCTCGGTCTCAAAGGCACGGTCAGCCGCGAAATTTTTCAGCGTAAAGGGTGCATTAAAGAGGCCAGGAACCGTGATCGTATAGATCGCGTTGGCGGACGTAATCAGAAGATCGGAAGACATGGTTACTGCACCTCAACGCTGCTCAGATCAATGGACTGCACGCTCTGGCCATCGGAGTACCAGAACTGCGCGGGCGGGACGGTTCGCTTGACCCGGTAGGAAGCTGGGGCGGTAGACACGTTGGGCTTGAGATACCAGCCCTGCGTCTGCACGGTGTCCGCAGCCGTCGTATTCCCAGCAGCGTTGTTGATCTGCTGCTTCTGAGAGGCGGTCAATGTCACGCCCGTCTGGATCGCTCCAAAGCTCAGGGCTGAATTGATGGAGTCCTGCAAGGATGCCTCTACGAGCGCATCTCCCTCAGTGTTGTATGGAATTTGACCCGTGTTCAGGAGCAGGTCGATCAGATCAGTGGTGAAGTTTGCGTTCATCCAAATCTGGTTGACGTAACTGTCTGCCCAAAGGAATGGACCAGACACAGCGCCAGTATCGAAAAACTGGAAGCTGTCACCCTTGTTGGCATAGGCACCATAGAAACTGTAACCGTTGGCCCGCAGCGTGTCCGCCATAGTCCCATCAGTAACGGCTGGCGTCACATTTGCGTTCTGGATCATATCCAGGTTGCGGCGGCCACTGGCCGTGCCAAATGGAAGCGATGCCATCCAGCCCAGAGCAAGAGCGGCAGCTAGCGGGTCCTGATAAACCGCCGTGACCCCGCTCAGTGTTGTCCCGGCAAGCCATGCTCCAAAGGAGGTTGTGCTGCCTGCCGTTGTGGCCTCAGCATCCGTATCCCATAGAACGCCAAAAATGGTGTTGTTTTGTCCGGACACCCACGTCGCGAACGCCTGTTTGTCAGCCAAGTCTGGCTCAAATGCAGCTGTGACGCCATTCCAAGACCCATTGGCCGCGAGAAGCTTACTCAGGACACCCCCCATCACCGCGCCAGTTGTGGGATATCCCCCAAACAGCAGGCGAGAGGGCGTCTGAACGGAATTGGTATATCCGCTGAAATAGACGGTCGCCATCTTGGCTTCATTGGACGTTGAGCCAAAAGCAGTCTCTACCGAGGCGGCGTCGGTATATTCCGACACAGTGCCTTCCGCGACAGCAGCACTGTTTTGCGTGAGGATGAGACCCGTCAGGTTGTTCAATCCGCCAGCAGCAGACAGGACGCCTGGCGTAACTTTGACTTTTTGAGAAATGGGGATGCCAGCCACTGGCTGTTACTCCTTTGGCGGATAAGTTGTATCGACCTCAATCGTGTCGATGGTGAGTTTGTCGGCAAATTGCTGCGGAACATTCAGCGTGATGTTTGCCTGCAACTGGAAATCAGCACTCCAGTTGTCCTCGTACTGCTTCTCGGCATTGATGAAGCCAAGCTGGCGTGGATCTGACGCGTATAGGGGGGCGATGGGCATGCCTGATGCTGCGAAGAAGTCGACCGCGTTCATATCGCGCCAAAGCGCTGCGGCAGCTTGGATCAGGTCTCCGGCCCCCTTCCCGAATACAGAAACCTGGACAGAGAATTTCGTCTGCTCGGTCACATTCCGAGTTGTTTCAGTGTAATCCCAGCCGTTGGTAGCGAGACGCTCCCGGTTGATGATCGTCATGAGAGCGAAAGAGCAGTTTGGAGGCGCGGACTGGTTCTGCTGACCCTTCTGGATGATTGTCGTGGAGGGGAAAATAGACTCTAACCAATTACCCAGAACGGTACAGACATCACTCTCTGTAATGCTGGCTTTCAGGCCTGCGCCTGCGGCAATTGGCGCGTTACAACCACCTTGCACCATTCTGCGTCCCCCCACTCCTCAAGAGACTGCGTGACGAGCCAGTCTGATCCATAAAAGTTGATGATATCGCCGCCACATTGCAGCGGCCTGTTGAGAGCCTTGATCCCACCGCGAATGTAGACAGCACGCATGTCAGCCTGCTGACTTAGGTTCTCGACCTGCTGCAAGTCCTGAGAGGTGAGAGCCTGCACCTCGATCCAAATGCGGACCTCAATGAACTGAGGTGTCGTTGAAAAATCATCATTGACAGTGCTGCCGTTGCTGGCCTTGAGAGTAGCAGGTATCCGTGGCCTGACAGCCGATACAACGCCAGTGACTGCGCCGAACAGGTTCATTCGTCTACCTCGGCATCTACGGCCCGAAGCATTACGCGAGTGTGCAGCAATGGGTTATTATACCCTTTCTTCCGCACAGTGCTCGGGGAGTTTGGGGGATCAGAAAAATCAATGATGCTGCCCTGAATATCCTCCACCATCTTCTGGCCGACAGTGGCTAGCGCTGTTGCCGCACTGTAGCCACTACGCTTGAGAGAAATACCCAGAACCTTTCCCCACTCATCCTTATTCTTGGCGATCGCGCCACGGAAAAACGGACGAGGCGGGATGACGATTTCATGCGCTGGCACTGTGTGGGTCGTGGCGAAGTTGGATGACCCTCGCTTTACGAACTTGCCATCACGCTTGAATGACCCATCGGGGTTAACGGAGCGATAGACTGTTGTCTCCTTTTCTGGGACATTCACCTTTCCTCCAAATTCCTGAATAGATGCGATATAGGCGACCGGTGTCCCATCTGGATATGTCGCACCTTCGAGAAAACCGGCCTTTACTGCCTTGGCGTTTTGGACCTTACCTTCAAGCTCTTTAAGATAAGCCCGAATACGCTCGCCTCCCTTGATCTTCACGGCCATACTGGGAACCTCTGCGGAAAGCCTGGAACGTATCGGGCAGTGCGCAAGAAGGCTGTCGCGGCCCAATATTGAGCGCCTTCCTTTGTTTGCACCCACCAGGCTTGAGAGCCTGTCACGGGCCCCATATCTGCGGACAGAGAGACACTCCCCTCTGATGCCGCCGAGATGCGCCCCACGACATCGGAACCACCAGAAGACGCTGGCTGATTAAGACGCGCCAAATGAGCAGTAATGAGACCGAGGAGTATCCTGCGCTTCCCTAGGTCTCGCACAGGAGATGCGTCCGTGTTGTCCAAGTAGAGCCCCGCCTCATCCCAATAGGCTTGCGCGAGGTCTGCATTGGTAAATTCAGCCAATGCAGGGTAGCGCGCTGACCACACGCTATAATCAAGCGTCGCTACTGGCATATGGATCTCTTCAGACTGGAGTTACGCCCGGAGCGGGATTTTTAGGGTCAATCGGTTCAAGACCGGACCTAATGGCGGCCTTCTCTTTCGCCTCATCCTCGGCTTTAGCAACCGAGGACTGCTCGAAAATCAGACCATTCGCTAACGGTGGAAAACCAACGTGCGCCTTTTTCCATTCCTCCCAGAAATCAGACGGAATGGTAGTGATGCCATATCCACCGATCACTCGAGACGCATTCGCCCCATTGAGTTTGTATTCCGGCGTTCCTGGGCGCTTACGGAACTGAAGGGTGAGACCATTGGGGAGTTTGCATCCGATGGCGACGGGAGAACCCGCCTTGGTTGTGGTGCCGCTCATAGTTTATACCCCCGTCATGGTTGCCACGCCCGCAGGCATGTAAATGATAGCACCCCAGGTTCCCTGAGAAAGCTTCTGCTTCCACGCAGAGGATTCCGTCACGATAGCATGGGCGCGCAGTTTTTCCGTGAATGACGCTTCGCCCACCTTCTGCCCGTCCACCTCGTCGACCACAGCAATAACAGTCTGAGTGGTCATGCCGGCCGCATCGCCAAAAAACACGGACTGAACGAACTCCAGGTTTTTGTAGGTGTCGGTCAAAAGGGACATTGCCGACATGCCGAACTGATTTTTGCGCGTCAGCAGGCCCATGCGAGTGGGCGAGAGACCAATGGTGATATTACTGTCAGTCTCAACAAAGCCAGCAGTCTGCTTGCGGAGCTGATTGATGAGATCAATGATATCATCTTGCCGCTCTTCTGGTGTCGCTACTTCCCACGTTGTGCCGCCTGCAGCTTTTGCCGCAGGTGCAATGGCTGCGTTCAGCCGTGGGTCATTAAGCCACCCATAGTTACGCAAGCCGTTGACGCCGTAAAAGTAAGAACGGTCCTGGAACTTGTTCAGTTTGGTCGCTGCCGCTGAACGCAAGCTTGCGACCCACTGCAGGCGCATTTGGCCTGCCAACTCAACCTCCATTTCCCCCCACGTGGCAAATGCCTGATAATGGTAGGACTGGCGCTCAGGAAATTCAGGGTTAAGATTGACCTGCCCATTGTTATTCCAGTCACCATAGCTGGATACTTCGCCGGTCGTTTCGATCATCGGGAAAATGGCGGTACGTGTGACCCAGTCGCCCTTTTTTACTTCACCGCCGATCTCCCCTCCTCGCATAGGCGAGAACGCTACCTTGATGAGTTTGGGATCAATCCAAGCGCTCATGAAGGCCGGGATGCCCGCGTTCGGCGTGGTGGACAGCGTCGGCTGTGCATCCATCGCCATGGCATCCGTTGCCAGCATTTCGTTTTTGATGATCCCTTTTGCATCGGGCATCACAAAGCCGAGGCGGGATAGTTCCGCCAGTTGTGCGGTAAATGCGTTCATTATGCGTGGTCCCACGTGGAGATTTTGACCAGTTCTCCCGCCGCGCATGTGCTTGCGGCGTAGAATTTGGTTTCGACGTATCCAGCTACCGTTGCGCCTGCCGCCCCGGTGGAAATGCTGCCGTCAGTTGTCGAGGCAAAGATTTTCTGCCCCCGTGTTGCCGCCGTGCTGGCGCTGGCAAAGAAATCACCAGCTGCGTACAGGCTCACCATGTATCCCTCTGGTACAACCATCGAGGATTCATCGTAAAAATTCGTGATCTGTCCAGTAAGGTCACGATGCACGAACCCGTCCGGGGCCGCCGTAGAGCCGGAAGGCGGCTTGTTGAGGACACTGCGACCGTCGGCCTGCACCCAACCAAACACCCCAACTACGAGGCCGCCATCACCTGCAACCAACGCTCCTTCGCCGGCAAGCACGTTGGCAATAGGATTCATCGATGCGAAGTCGCCCGCGACACCAAGCGCGGGTTCGACGTTAACTTGCTGCTGAAATGCCATTGTTATGCTTTCACTCCGATACGGCCAAGGCCATACTCATCTCGGAAGCTGGCGGTTTCGCCGCTATCCTGTGCGATATGCGCCACTGGTTTCTGTGCCGCATCCTGCATTTTTGTGTGGGTTTTCCAGATCTGGCACAGCGTGGCCTCATCAAGACCCTTCACGTCATAGCCAGCCTCTTTAAGCGCGAAGCCATAGACCCCCGCAGCACTGTCCATCCCGGATACCTCACCAACATACGGCCTCACGGCTTCACGCGCCGTATGGAGCGCATTGACCCGCTGGATAGTTGCCTGCTCGGCTTTGCGGACGGCTTGCGCAATCGCAGCGTCCATTGCCTGAACGGAAATACCCTGATCCATTGCCGGGGGCGTGCTTCCACTTGGTTTTGCAGCTAGAGCTGCAGCGATCTGCTCGTCGGACAGACCGGCGTCCTTCAATTTCTTTTCAATGTCGGCCTTTTCCGCGCCAACGGCTTCATTGCGGCGCGCAGCCTCTTCCCCTTCATCCAGACCGGGAGGAGCGAGAGCGGCACAACACAGTGCAATCTGATCATCGGTGAGACCGCTGTTGCGCAGAATTTCTGCCAACTCCTCCGGGGAAGCGTCCTTGGCAGATCCTTCTTTCGGATCGCCTTTGCCGGGAATGGCTCCCCCCGGTGGTACGGGCGTCGCCTCCTCGAGATCGTCGAGCGCCTTTTCCAGCTTGGTCGCGTCTGCGTCCTGCGCCAGGAATGGACGCACTGACGCCAGCAGTTTCGCGCGAAAATCTTTGTTTCGTGCAGGGGTTTTGGTTGCCAATGCGGCCTCCGTTGTTGTGTTCTGGTCGCCAATGACGGCGTTCGGCACACGCGGCACCGAAACCAGAGCCAAATGATTAAAAACGATATCCACCATCGTCAGGCTGTACGGTTGCCCGTCGTGAACGCCGCCCTGAGCAATCGCCCGGTATGCGTAGCCCGCCGAAACTGCTTTGAGGTCGCCGCTCTCAATGGCGTCGATCGCCTCTTGGTCCCAGACCGTGAAGGAGCCAATCAGATCTGGGTCTTCCCATCGGGTCGCACTTACCCCGCCAACCGTGATTTCTTTCGGGTGGTCATCGGCAGAGACTGGCTTGTGCCGGAACAAGACCGGCTTGCCGTCCATCGTCGCTGCAGCCTGTGCCAGCGACGTCGGGTCACGGTAAAGCTGGTAAATGGTGTCAGGCTGCAGGCCTAACGTTTCCCATCCGGGTATCTCGCGCCCGTAATAAGGGCATACGCAGGCGCTGGAGAGCACGCAGCGCGTGATGCGCAGATGGCCCTCAGGGCTTTTCTCACGCACGCTCTGCATGGCATCCAGCGCGACCTGCACGCGGTCATGGTTGGCCATCATTGTATCCTGGGATAATCATTGTCCATGTGCAGCCGCAGTTGATGGCCTCGCCAGGCAAAACCCACTTCCCGTCCAGGTAAAGACCTTTGTCGAGATCAAAGATTTCGCCGTCCGCAGCCACATGCGACGGGCGTGGTGCTGTGCTAAAACCCGAGTGCCGCCAGCGCCCCTGCTTGATGCCGAGCTCTTTTTGCCGCGCCCGTGTGACGTTGGCTGTCACCTTGTTGTTCTGGTCTCGAGCAATCAGCGCCGCACGGCTATCAGCCACATCAAATCGAGACTTGATGTCCTTGGTGAGAGCTCCAATATCGCGCCCTGATTTTGCAGACGTCTCGACTAAATCTACCACCTCCCCCAGGCATCCTGACGGAATGGACTTGATCAGATTTACGTTCTCAGCAAGACATCCTTCTATCGCAAGATTTACGGTATGCGATCTCTGGAACTTGACTGTGAACCCGAGGTCTTTGAGCGCTGAAGACACACCGCGCGTTGCACTCGATGCGGCCTGCCCCACAAAACCTTGCGCAGCTATTTCCGCGAAAGAATCAAATCGAGACTGCCATTTATCCATCAAGCGACCGAAGGTTCTATGAAGGCCTTCAAGCGGAGAAGCGTCTTGCGCTAGATGAGGGTAGTTCCCGCGATACTCGCGCAGGATCGTAGTCGTCACATCATGCCGCATTGCCGCAATTTCTCGCAGTAACACCTCATGATAGGCAGCTCGGACCCCCGCATTCGCCCTCATAGGCCGAGGCCGCTTCACGCGTTGCCCTGGCTCTACGGATTGAGCGATGAACGCGCTCATTCATCAGCCCCCTCCAAGGCGTTTCCGCCTCCAAACTGCGGCAGACTGGAAGCGGGTTCTGGCGGCGCAGGCCCTGACAGATCAACACCCGGAAACATTGGCTTCTCATCGTTCGCAGCAGCTTGCCGGAGTTCTTCGTTTGATACAGCCCCACACGTCTCGTAAACCGCACGCGTATCTGCCACCGTTTTATCTACGGTGGCCTGCTCTACCTCGCTCAACTGCCAAAGTGGTCGGAAGTGGAACTCAATATCAGGGTCAATCTCGCCCCAAAGACTAAGCATGCAAAGGTGCATGATAGTTGTAAGGTTAGGGCGTAGAAACCTCTCCTGATGCGCGCTAACGCGGTCATAAAAGACCCGTATTTCGCCATCAGATGAAGCATTAAGACCGCTCGGTGTGATGCCTGTAAACTTGACCAGCGGCGTCTGCGCTACGCTGCACATTTGCTCCTGCGACTGCGCTTGCAGCTTATCTAACCCCGCCAGAGCGGCATTGAGTATCTGAATCGTCTCTTTGTCTTTATCCAGCACGAAAGTGCCACGATTGGAGCGGAAACGATTGAATGCTTCGACGCGCCCGATCAGGCCTTCTGGATCTTGCGCGTAGGTCGCCATATCCGTGGATAGCGCCACAATAGAGAACGCATTGACCAGATCAGAAACAGATTGCCTGGTGCGCAACCAGTTATCGACGTACGGCTTTGCAAGCTGTGTTAAAGCGACACCCCCAAAATTGTAACACGGCTTGATAATGTCAGGCACATCACGCGACACGAACCGCAGGAGGCGGCTAGAGTGTAGGTTCGTTCCCTGCACCCACCATGTCGTTGGCTTGTAGAAATCTGCGCTGAGGGGTGTTGTTGTGCCGTATTGGTTCGGCGTGGCCCAGTTCGGGTCAACAACCCGCAAGGCCTTTAGTGATCCCTTAGAGACAGTCTCAGGCTTTAAGAGCAAAGGTGTGGACAGTGTTTGGCTATTCAGGTTGAGCCCTGTGTCGATATACAGCAACCCAATACCGTAATAACCATCCTGCTCGACCATCGCGCTCATAGCGCCACGCACATCTAAGCGCTTGAACTCGGCCTCAAGCTCATCAATTCGGTTTTTCTTATCGGCGCGGTTTTTACCCTTGAACTCAATCCACTCGCGTGTGGACTCAGTCGCAAGGATCTCCACCATATTACGGTATTCTGCCCGCTGAGCCATTTCTGAGAGGCGCGGATAGCCTAGAAAATACGCACCATCAGCAATCCCACCGGACAGCCAAGCGGACATGGCTGCAGAGCCCGCAATGTTACTATCCATCGCCAGTTTGGTGACATTGTCACCGCGCACACCTTTAGGTGGCACGTAAGCCTTAAACAGACTGTCTTGGGTATCAATCTTGCGGGCTGTAGCTTCTGCGAGAGCTTTCCAGTCCGGCTTCTTAGCTGCCTTCTCCCACACTTTCGGCTCAACGCGCACGCGAGGCGGGTCTGCCTCTACAGGGCGTCGGAACAGTGTGCGGAGACGCTGAAGCATGGAAACTTTCAAATACGAGAGAGGAAAGACTTGTTGAATTTTGGCATAGGCTTGCTTTCAGCCAGAGCCGAGAACGCCCCCGCAGCCGCATCCACCTGATCGTCATGAGCCCCTGCCGGGAACTGGCCCAACTCGTCTAGGAACGTCCTATTCCACGGAGCCCGCACAAGAGAGACGTTCCCAGCGTTGGCCTGAGATGAAAACGGTGCTGCGCGCGTGGCCTTATCGCCGGTTTCCCGTTCCGCACGCACGCGGTACCCGGACAGCATACGGATGAAATACTCCGCCTGAGCCTTACCTGCCTGCCCTGGGTCTTGCGGGAGAACAATCTCCACTCCGGGGCCATCCAGCGCTGCTGTGTTTTTGATGGCGGCCTCCACCTCTTGTGGATCGCCACGAAACCGCACCACATCCAGAACACTAAACCGCCCGTCTGTGTCGCGGGACATCTTGACGCCAACAGTCCAGTCAGGATCGCGAGTGCCCACTTGGCGCGTGGCGGCCAAATCCCACCGCCTGACAATCGTGCCGCCCAGTGGGGCCGCGTCCAAGACGGGGAACATCCCGGTTTTGAATAATGTGCCTTCACCGGGGGTGGGTTGCTGCTGATAAAGAGCCGACCACTCACGAGGACCAATAGAGCGCTTGATGGCCTCAAGCTCTGACAGCCCAAACATATCCGGCCATAGAGGCTGCCCGATCTCACGATGAAGCGCATCATCAAGACTGTCGGCAATAGCCGGGAGCGACAACACATCCCAGCTTTCGCCGGTCCCGTTCATCATCTCGTCGAGGAGACGTCCGGCCAGATCGTCAGGGTGCCAGCGCGTCAACACCAGCACGATTGCGCCACCGGGCATCAAACGCGTGCGTAGAACGGAGCGGTACCAGTCCCACACAGCATTACGGACAGTGTCGCTTTCCGCCTCCTGACGGCCTTTGATAGGGTCATCTATGAGCGCGACATCGCCACCCTTACCTGTAAGCGACCCGGATACACCCGCAGCCGTGTAAACGCCTCCCTTGGTCGTGTGCCACTTATCACGCGCAGCACTATCCCCAGCAACACTCACGCCGGGGAACAGCGCCGCGAATTCACTGGATGCGACGATGTTTCGGGCGTGTCGGCCAAAGTCCTGCGCGAGATCTGCGCTATAGGATGCCGTGATAACCTGCTTGGTAGGATTGCGGCCCAAGAACCACGCCGGGAATCGCTTACTCGTAAGCTCCGACTTGCCATGCCGCGGCGGCATAAACACCATCAGGCGCTTGATCTCGCCACGCTCAACGGCGTCCAGCTTGTCGCACAGTAGCCGGTGTTGCGGGCCGACCCGGTAACCCGGCATCGTGTATTGCGCGAACGCAAGGCAACCTTCACGGGCAGCCTTCCTAGCAGATAGCTCGGCCCTTACCGCATCAGTCGCTTTCCCCGAGAAGGCCCTTGAGTTCCTCATCCGTCATATCTTCAATCTTCTTGACGGTGCGAACTTCGGTCTTATCCACAAACATGCCTAAGTGGCGGCCTATTTGCGTAAGAGAACCCACCTTATCCCAGAGTTTTATTTTGTGGACGTATTCAACCTCGCCATCACCTAGGTTCTTTGTGACAACTTCAACAGAGGAAAGCGCCGCTGCCGCATCTACATCCAAGGCGCTGATCGACCTAAGATTGCCGGCCTCAGTGAAAAGGCTCCGGATATCGGAAAAGCCTATCTTGGCGAACTCTTGGAGCACCCGATCTTGCGTGATTTGCGTTCGCTTGGAGCGGGCATTTTGCGCTTCTGAAATCGCGTTCTGAATATCAAGTTTTTGGAGGTTTTCAGAGCCGATCCTTCCTGCCGTTTTCTCGCTATACCCGGCCCGAATTGCGGCCTGCGTGGCGTTGAGATCAACAAGGTATTCTTCGACAAACCGGCGCTGTTTATCGCTCAGTCCGGCCATCCCTTAAACTCCACCCATCCTCAAACGCCCGCAGTCCGGCCTCTCGCTTAACTGCCGCAATAACTCGCCCCATCGTCACGCCAGACAACCGCCCAATAACTGCTCCACCAACTCCAGCCTTTGGCCAACACCGAATGCGCACATCAGGGCGCAACCCCGCGTCAGCGCATTCAGCCATCGACAGCGGCACATCAGCGCGATGCCACGTTGCCTCCGTCGCCGCAATTACGCGGCACACGTACGGAACACCATGCATCTCACCAAGACACACCACATCATGACGCTGAAAGCGAATGACGGAGCCAGTGAGCATCAATTGTCCAGAAAAGAAAAAAGCCGCTCAACGGCGGCTTTCAAACACACGTCTTGCGACGATAATGTTTAACCTACCTGAAAAGGTACCGGGGTACAAGTCTCTTTTTCACGCCTGCGCGCACGGTCAACGTTCCGGTAGTATTCAGACAACTGTTCGAGCAAAAAGGCGCATTGGGCGGCGATTTTCTTGCGTGCGAGATCTGTTGATACGCGGGGGAACATGCATTCGCCAATCTTACGGAATGACATCTTGTCGACCAGCATAGCCCTCAACCGCGTCTCAGAGCACACACCGAGCGCTTTCCGCACATCATGCAAATCACCCACGGCATCAGCACGGGTCATGAGCCATGACAGGTCATCGTGCTTGATTTCAGTATTGGGGATGTGATTTTCGGAAAACTCTTTGTAGCCATTATACGCGAATTGCCAGACACGAAACCATCGGCCAGCAGCATTGGCCGCATCTTGGGATATATCACCCGCAACCAGCATAGCATCGACAACCGTCTGCTCCTTAGCGGGCTTCCCGGGCGACGCTTTAAAAACCGACTTCCCTGCCCGTTCCGGCGTAGGACCATTATCCTGAGCGCGCCGGACTTCGTAGCGTGGCTTTTGGGCTTTAATCACCTACAAACCCTCCCTGTGGAATATTTTCACAAGAATCATATTGACGGCAAAAAGTACACCTTTATTTTTTATGAAGTTATTACTCTTCTTTCCTGCTTTTTAATTAAGGATTCAATTATGGGATGGTTTGGTGGCGCACTATTCGGCGAGATCCAAGAACAAAGATTCGAAAAAATTATTTTGACTGAGAAGAAAATAAGCGAACTTCAAAATAAACTTTCAGAGCAAGAAGCAGCATCCGACATTGAAATTACCCGTATTGAGATCGATGACCAAAAAAAGTATTTTGATATGCTTTCGTCAGCATGGAATACAGAAAACACAAGACTAAACAGAACTTTCACGGTTATCGCTGCTTACGTTGGTTTAGCCACATTTTCTATTCCTGTTTTCAAATTCTGCTTTGGCGTCATCCCCCTAAAATGGGAATTTTATATCATACCTGTTGCTTTAATTTATGTGTTCGGTCCTATTGTTTGGGCCCTCGTCCGCGCTAGAGTAAAATACTCACGCAGACGCCATACAATACCGTCAACTCCCACCCCGTCGCCTTCATCTATGTGACGAGCCACCGTCTTGAAGGCCTGCTTAGGAGCGGACCTGCAGGAGGTTGCGCACATAAACCGCCAGCGCGACAGGGGACGGGGCTAAACTAATGCTGTGGAATGAATATCCTCTTCTAGGCTATAGACCGCCTGAGTACAAGCTTTTTCCACTCCAGCAACACCTCCTCATCCAGCAATCCCGGCTCGCTCTCGTGTAGCGGCGCTGGGTCTGGCGCTATAGGCTCGCGCAGGCCGCTGCCGGTGGGCCACTCGTGCCAGTGTAGGATGTCGATCATGGGCATCCCTTAATCATCACAGATGCTGCGATCAACGCAGTTAAAAATCCGCCCGACAAAATTGCACATCCCATGGCCAGATTAACCAGGCACTCAAGCCGCTCTTTGTTCATTTCCCACCCTCCACAACGCGCAATTCACGCTTGCGGAAATGACCGCCCAGCCTTGGCATGGACATAGCATCAACAAATGCTGTTGCGTCCTTCATGGCATCAACGGGGCTGTAGGCAACGCCGTTTGAGCGTGTGCCGTCCATCGTTTCAACGGCCCATAGAACGTGAGTGCGCCCCCTATTCGGCTGCACCCTGATGGTAATCATCGGAAAATCCTTAACTTTCGACATACCCCTAAAATCCCCCACGTTGCCCGCTGAGCGCGGTGTAATGATCGTACACACGATTTACCGTGAAAACACTTGCGCGGCACTGTGCGCCCTTCCTTGCGGCTCTTTCCCGTATGTAGCCACCACCTGCGCCTCTAGCTGCGCGATGAGCGGTTCTAACCACACGGCCTGCGCCGGGTCTGCTGTCAACTGCCTGCGACACTCCGCCAGACGCTCTGATGTGCTCGGATGGGGTTCTACAGGGCGGCGACGTTCCGGCTCGGCATCCTCGTGGCCCATCGATTTCCGCCACTCGGCCATCTGCCGCGCCACTGCGGCCCGCTCCTCGGCGCTCACCCCGTCCTCGCGCTTCCCTGCCCGTTCAGCCAGTCGCACGATGCGGCGGCATCCCTCGACGTTGCGACGGATCTTGTCGGCGTATGGCTGGAGGTGAGCGTAGAGTTCAGCGGGTGATGGCCAGAACTTTCCCTGCGGCCCTTGGGTGATCCATGCCTTGCGGGTCTCTGGCGTCCAAACAGCTGCGGGCATGTCTCCGCAAATTTCGCAGATGGCACTGATCTTGGCCGCGCTGTCCGCTGGGTCTGTCGGCGGGTTCACAGTGAGCGGGATTAATTTTTTCACCCATGCCGCGATGATGATTTCCTGCGCCGGGGCAACAGGATTCAGGCCGTCCGCAATGGACCTCGCCTCGGAAACGAGCAACGGCGTCAAGTCACGGGCTGTCATCGGGACGCCACGCTGCACCGCTGCGATGAGGGCTGACAGATCGGCGGAAGGCCCGGCGGGCGCAACTGGCAACGCCACGGCACCGGGCTGGATTTTGGCAATGGTGGTCATTCACACCCCCTCGATATCGGGCACGTTGGCCCATGTTTCGGCTGCAAGCTGCTGGCGGGATTTTGGTTTCGCTCCAGACGCTCGATGTCTCACCGCAGCCTCACACCACGCTTGCGGCTCTGCTGGCCTGAGGTCGGACGCTTGGCGGATTACGTCGAGCACACACGCCGCATCGTCCCCACCGAGCTTGAGCCACCGCCCTATCAGCGCCCTGACGTTTCGCTCCGGCAGCCCGGTCATGTGCCGGATGCGCTGAGTGCCATCGGTGAAAAGCTGTGTTCGGGCATCGAGTGAATTCTCAGCCTCACCGATTGACCGCGCCGCGGCCTCGGGCCCCGAACGAAGTGAGGGTATTACCTTCCTACCTTCTTCCCTTCCTCCCTTCCTCCCTTCTGAAATTGAAATTCCACACTGGTTCGGAACTGGTTCGGAATTGGTTCGTAACTCAATCTGAACCTTCGCATCCTCATCGTGCGTTTTGTCTACGTCAGGTTCTGGACTAGTTTCTTTTTCTGCCTCATTTGTGCAGGCGTATTCCCGAACGCGTTCCGGCATAGGGCAGAACCGGGACGGCTTTTTAGGCTTCTGCCACTTACCAAAATTCCGAACTGCTCCGTAACTTTTGCCATCAACATCGTATTTTTTTACAATGTCATTGTCTTCAAGCTCAGAAAGAAGTGTAGATACGTCGATATTATCGGCAGGGAATATGCGCATTTTCAGCGTAAGGGGCTTCCACTCAAAGCCTCCCCCATCGTCGGCATGGTTCCAAATGCCAATAATCAGGACGCGTGCAGCCATGGAGAGCGTTGCAAAAGACTCATCTGTGTAGAGGCCGGGGTGAATACTTCGAATACGCGCCATCAGTTCACCTCATCCACATTCTTGTGGATCACCTCAAATTCATAGACCCAGACCCACGGGTTAGCGCCTACGGATTTCGTCTCATGTTCACCGTAAAGGTCAGTCCATACGTGATCGAGAAAAGCCTGTTTTGCAGACGATAGTGTTGGTCGTTCAGTTTCACGACCAGACCAAAGTGAATGCCTGCCGAACTCTTCTTTTCTGACACCCTCAGCCCGCGCATCATCCTCCGAAATATCCTGTAACCTTTCCGCACGAACGTTGGTGACGCGCAGGGTTAGGCGGCTTGCCCAGCGGGGCATGTGGATGGAGGGTTGCCACGGCTCATTATTGCTAACATGCGAGGCTTTAAACTCGACACCTTTGCAAATTCGGCTGTCTGGAACGTAGCGCGCCACACCCTCCTTATACGGCTCCCATGGCGCGTTGATCTTCACAATTCCGCGCCATGTCTCCCTCACCCACAGAAGGTCACCAATAGCCATGGGGCAAAAATATTCTTTCGGAAACCCGGCATCGCGGGCCACTCCAACACTCCCGTCTAACTCCCATTTGTGCGGGTGCTTTGGCGCTCGATCATACTGATTGCACGAAAAATATCGAAACCCGTCCGCTATGCTGCGGCATACCCCGAAATAACTTCCCCGAAAATCCTCATTTTTGGGCGGCTGCACTTTCATCACCCGCCGCGTCTGCGTCTTCCTGCCATCAAGAAGGGTGCGAACCATCTCGCCAGAAAAGATGATAGGTTTTACAGAAACTGAATCAGTGGTATCTTTGGTTTTAGCCATTACTTGTCTCCTCAAGCACTGGTCAGAAGGCCGCGCGGTGTTACAGCACCAGCGGCCTTCGCCATGTTAGCAGGGTTGCGGGGTGTTGGGTACTCTGTGCGGTGCGGAAAGCTGATGATTTTCACGGCAAAATCTCCACATCAGGTAGCCACCCCACGGATGGCAAACCAATGTGACCACGTTCAAATACGAACCACGCATAAGCAATCGCACCGCCCTTTGCTGCCACGTCTGTTCCGCCAGGAGGCATAGAGACGCGCTTGCTGCACACCCACACACGAGCCAGTGGCGAACGCATGAACCAATCTCGGCGCTTCTGGCCTTCGAGAAAGGCCAGTCTGAGCAGAACGCAAACGCGGTCAGTGGTCATGATCAGACAGGATTCAATGAAGTCCTGCGCGAGCCCATATGGAGGGTTGCTCACCACGCTGTCGGGACGAGCATCGAACAGCGATTGGGCATATCCCATCACAGGGTATTGGCCATCAGAGCGGTCTCGAATATCCGCCCCTTGCGCGTGGACGTTATGGGCCCGAAGGCGAGTAACAATGTTCCCGCCGCCACAGCATGGGTCCAGAACTGCACCGATGAAGGGGCGCTCTACCTGCACGAGCGCATCAACGCACCACGCGGGTTCGACGTACCAGTCGTCAGCGTGGCGTTCGTATCCTGATGCTCTCATGCCATCACCGTCCCTTTCAGGGGCACGTCATGCGCCTCCAGGAAATACAGCACATCCTCAAGAGACCGGCAGACGGCAACGGGCGCACCAGCCGCTTTAAGCCGCTTGTGCATGTCCTTCTGAGCCTTGGAGACAGCACCAGCAGGTGTCTTGATCTCGATAAACAGCGCCCTACCCTTGTAATGGATTTCCATGTCAGGCACTCCCGGCACACAACCACGCATTTTTCGGCGCATGCCTTCCCGCGGGCCCATCTGACGGTTCTCAGTGCTCCAGGCTACGGCATCATCTGGCAGGATGAACTGCAAGGCTTTCCATATGTGGGTGTGAAGCCTATCTTCCTCATGCTGGGCCATCGGTCACATTCCTATTGCGCGGCGATATATGTCGAGCAGGGTTTCCTGCTCCTCAATTTCTGCTGGTTCCTGTTTGCGCAAGCGGATGAGTTGGCGGATAACTTTTACATTAAACCCGGCACTCTTTGCCTCTGTCATAATATCCTTGATATCGCCAGACAGAGCCTTCCGCTCTTCTTCCAGTCTTTCCGTTCTTTCTATGATAGACCGCAGCCGATCTGCCGCGATACCGCCAACGGCTGCATCATCGCTGCCGGTGAACTCATTGTGGTCCGAGGGGAAAGCGCTCATCGGTTCATTCCTTTCCGCGCTGGCACGCACATGGGCCGCACGATGTATCCAAGGGCGTTGATCAGGCTCTCGGGTATTGTCTCAGTCGCGCCTGATAACACTTTAGATATCACCGGCTGCGGTATGCCTATTTTGCGAGAGAGGGCGCGTTGTCCGCCGGCTAGATCCACGCGATCAGCAAGGCGGCTACGGATTTCCTCGACCGGGAACGGGGTCATTCGCCCCGCTCCTCATTACGCTTGACCATTAGCGCAACGCTGTAGGACCGGAATACGGCCTCAATCCCATCAGGGAACCAAATAATCGTCACAATACCAAGGCGCACCATGTAACGCGGCCTTGTATGAAAGCCGAAACCACATCGACCGAAGTCAACGCCTATTCCTTTTGGCATTTTCCCTCCTCGACGAGGCGGAATATTTCATCACGCAACTCGTCACATTCTTGCATGAGCCGGATAAGCTCCGCGCCGCGAGGGGCATTCGTGCCATCCAACCAATTTTGAACTGTGCGCGGGGTCGATCCAACCGCACGCGCAAGCAATTTGGCAGCGCATTTCAGCGGTCCATATTTCCGCTTCAACACACCGGTTACGGTTTCGGCATAGGTAGATGCATCAATCATGCTCATCTGACCTCCCCGAAAATTTCGGTAAACATTGCTCCTGTTTTCGCGCATCGCCCTGCTCCATTCTCGGTTTTGCGGAACACGAGAACTGGAGAAACAATGGAGAAGGAGACTGAACACGGAACGGTGCAGGTTGGTGGCGAGTATGTCACCAACCCGTTTTCACCCTTAGATACTGCTGACACAGCAGCCGGAAACTTGCACCCAGCCTCACCATTCCTGGCCATCTCGCTGATCAGGACGGCGCGGCTGTGGTCACGTCTGCACCCGTGGGCAACTGTGGGGCAACGCATCGCGCTGGCCCAGGAAGTCGCCAAAGAGTTGGGGGTGGACGTGGGGTGCATTGGGTGATCGGCTCAGAACGGAATTTCGTCGTCGAGATCGGAGCGACCCGCAGGCGCGTCCCATCCACTGCGCTTGTCCAAGGTATTATCGTATCCGGTGTTGCTTTGACGATGCTGCTGGCTGGACTGCTGACCGCGAGCCCGATTGCTATCGTTGGCACCGCTCTCGCTATCCTGACGGCTATCCAGCAGAACAAGCTCCCCACGGAACCGTTCCACAATCACTTCGGTCGTGTAGCGTTCCTGTCCGGACTGGTCAGTCCATTTCCGGGTTTGCAACGCACCTTCCAGATAAACCTTGCGGCCTTTGCGCAGAAAGCGTTCCGCCACATCAGCCAGCCGTTCATTGAAGATCACCACACGGTGCCATTCCGTGCGTTCACGGCGCTCGCCAGACTGACGGTCGTTCCATGTGTCACTGGTGGCCAGTGTCAGGGAAACAATTTTCATGCCGCTCTGGCTGGTGCGCACTTCCGGGTCTTTGCCCAGATTGCCGATGAGGATGCACTTATTTACAGAGCCAGACATTCAGTGCCGCTCCTTGATGTAGAGAATGATGATGTCATCGTTTTTTTTTCAATGCAGGTCGGTGCGCCCATAGATTGCAGCACCTCAGCCGGTATTGGCGGGCAGCCAAAACTTCCCCATTCGCGAGCGTACGTTGGCTTAAAGTATGCAGGCTTGTAGCCAATGGGCGTGGATTTGCCCTTCTGGATCGTCCGCTGTTTGGTGCCGCTCATGCCCGCACCCCATCACGCCAGCGTTCAAGCCCGCGCCACATCGCATTGACTGGAATTGCATGCCCAAACGGCAACGGTTCAGAAGACAACTTCAGCCGCGCCGTGACGGTGGATTTCGGTTGCGGCGCTGGAAGGACAGGCTTTTGCGTATCAGACAGAAGCGCCAGCGCGGCCTTGTAATAGTTTTTCTTGACGGTGCTTTGGGCGATGCCAAGCTGCCTTGCGATGTCACGATGAGACAATCCGCGGCGGATGCCATCTGCCACCAGGGCGATCGTCTCATGACGCGGGCGACCTGCCTGCATCACACATTCCGCTTCATGACGCTTAATCGCGCGGTAGAGAACACCAACGCTGATATCAAGGTTATATGCGATTTCCTTGCGCTTCATGCCCTGTTTGAGCATCGCAATCGCTCGCTTGGCTTGCTCATCAGTCACAGTGCTGCGGTTTGCGCCACGGTACTGGCCAGCAGGAGCCTTGAGGCGCACATACCGAGCAAGCTGCGGAGCGCTATATCCATATTTTTTAGCGAGATCCTCACAGGATGTTCCCGCGAGATATTCCGCGATTACAGATGCGCGCTGCTCATCCGTCAGGCGTTCGAGTTTAGGAAGACCAGCCATCACGCACGCTCCTGCGCTGGGGTGCGCTTGAGGATCTTGGATACAGCGTCGCCAAACCCCTTGATGTGTTTCTTGGGGACTTTTTTCCACTGGCTAACTGCTGCCTGCGAGACCCCGCAAGCCTCAGCAATTGCCTTGCCACCCCCGCGACGGGAGAGGACTTCATCAAGAAGTGTTTCTCTCATATCGTAATCCTTAAGCGGCTTAAGTGTGGATTGCAAGCAAATTAAGGATGCCACCTTAAGTATGGGCTGCGACAATCACTCATGAGCAAGAATCCGCCTAAGCGCATTGAAGACCGAGACCCTAAGAAAGTTGCCTTTGGTGCTCGAGTAAGAACAAAAAGAGAACAAAAAGGCTTCACACAGGCTGAACTTGGGCGCATGATCGGCCTGTCGGAAAACTCCGTAGTTCAGTACGAAACTGGCCGGGCAGTTCCGAAAACTGCCAATTTTGAACGGCTTGCGGAGGCTTTGGGGGTGTCGTCCCGATATTTATTAACAGGTGATGTTCCTGAAGAGCTTTCCAAGGCTCAGACTGAGCCGGAACTGAAGGCGCTGGAGATAATGCGCAGCATACCTCCAACTCAGCAGGGGCAGGTCTTGGATGCTCTGCGAGCCATAGCTGGTCTCACCGCCGCCAAAAAATAAAAAATCTTAAGGGGCTTAAACTTTCTTCTTGCATTAATTTCCTTAAGGCGCTTAAGGTAACCCCATCACCACGGAGATGGGCAATGAACACACAGGTCGAGCAGACGGCTGCTCCCACGCCACACTGGCAGGACATTCTCGAATACAGCGCAATTTGGGCTCTCTACACGCTGGCTGACGGCGCGGAGATCGTGTGCAGCTTTCTCCATACTTGGTGGGCTGGTTTTGCACGGGCTGCGATTGTCACGACGCTCGCAGGCCTCGGTCTCGCGCAGTGGGACTGGTTCATGACGCGGTTCTGCCTTGTCTGCGCAGTGATCGTGGAGGCTGTGTGATGGGTGAATATAATTTCACGTCGGGGCCTTGGGAAGTTCTTGTTGGTGATAATTACAGCATAATTAGCAAAAATTACCCGAAGAATTACCCTAATTTTTTTAAAACGGACGACACTGGCCCTGACCTTGCAGCTGTAGGAAATAGGTCAGTTGATTGTGGGGAGGCAAACGCCTACCTAATCGCCGCCGCGCCGGAGCTTTATGAGGTCTTAAGTGACGCCCTCAAGCAAGGTCTCTCTATCGACGTAATAAAAAAGGCCCGCGCGGCCCTCTCCAAAGCACGCGGAGAAGCATCATGAATACGGCGATATGGGAAGAAGGCAAGAAATGCCTCAATAAAGAATGTTCTGGCTACATCGTGATGGATTACCCAGATGGCGGATGCAGTTGCCATATTAACCCGCCGTGCAGCCGATGCACTTCCTCATTTCTTGTCTGCAATACTTGCGGGGAGCAAGAGCCAGAAGACGAAGCGCCTTATGTTCCTGTTATGGCAGGCCGCTCTATAGGATGGGGAATTTCTGAGCTTTATTGTAAAAACCCCTCCAAAGACCTCGGAAACGGCAAGCGCATCTACGACTATGACTACGATTCCAGTTCTGGCAGCACGATGGCCTACAAAGGAAAATATGAAGGGCCCGTAACTCCTCAGGATATTATTGATGCTTTGGGTGTCGGGACATTTGGTAAGCGTGGTCCATTCCTGACTGGAGATAAGACACGGGGCTCTTTCACTTATACGAAGATCACTGACTAACACCCCCGCGTCACCCGGTTTGCGGACCGGGCTTCGTGGCCGTGTTGGCCGATTGTTTCCCAATGGGAGAATGAAAATGTCACAGACAATGGAGCGCCAGAGCGTGCGTCGTGTGGCTCCGTTACCGCATGTGGAGCCGCCTGCTGTTACATATTGCAGCGCTCAGGAGACGGAAGCGCGACGCATGCAAGACGCGCTTGAGCAGTACGAAGATGATGTGAAGGCGTTGCATGCGCGTGGGATTGAGCTTTTGCAATCCAACCAGTTTGCGAAGGAACTGCCCGCGTTTGAGGATAATGTGAAAGTTCTCGCTGATATCATGGTAGATATCACCAACACCGATATCCCTTATCTTTGGGATTTCATGTCGTGAGCGAGGATCCGATCCTCAAGGCAGTCAACCAGATCCACGCTGACAAAATCCGGCCTGCGCTGTTGAAGTATAATGAGTGCATCACGGCCATTCGTGCGGCCGGAGCCAATACGGATGCATGCGCTCTGGAAGAAATTGCAGCGCTTGAGGAAATAGAGAGGCAGGCCAAACATGCGCGGGAACTGCTTCGCACTGAACTGGCCCTACGGATGCAGGCAGACGGCGTGACAGGGTTTCATAGTGAAAACTGGCAAGCCATGCTGCGGCAGCCCACTCAGGATGTGCGTGTGACGGATGAAAAGGCTCTGAAGTCCGCACGCCCTGAATTGTGGGAGCCGCAGCCGGACAAACTCAACAGAACAGAACTGAAGAAACTGGCGAAGAAAGAAGAAATACCCGGCGTAGTTCTCAGTAATGGCGGCGCTCCCGTGTTGGTGGTGAGCGCGAGAAAGGACGTTTGATATGAGTGGAGCACTGACGACCACGGGCGGCTTTGCGATTGACGGCATGCAAGGAGCGATGAGCCTCGCAAAAGCCATGGCATCCGCGAAGATGGTGCCGCAACACCTTCAGGGAAGTCCAGGTGATTGCCTTATGGTCATTGAGCAAGCTATGCGCTGGCAGATGTCGCCGTTTGCAGTTGCTCAAGCTACGGCAGTTGTGCGCGGAAAAATGTGCTTTGAAGGGAAGCTGGTAGCGGCGGCTATCCAGACAAGCGGCATCCTTGAGGGCCGCCTGCGATACGATTTTGAAGGTGACGGCAACATGCGCAAAGTCATCTGTTCCGGCCACATTCGGGGTGAAGCTAAAGAGCGCACCGTGGAAGTGACTCTTGAAAGCGCCAAGACCAACAATGAATGGTGGTCAAAAACGCCTGACCAAATGCTGACCTATCATGCCGCTCGGGTGTGGGCTCGAAGGCATTCCCCAGAAGTAATGTTGGGTGTTTACTCTCCTGACGAGTTTGATGCCCCCCGTCATGAGCAGGAGGCAATCGACGTAACACCAGATACACACTCGATACCATCACCCCCGGCACAACGCGAACTGACGGAAGATGAACGCCACGAGCGATACGTCACGCTATATTCGGGCCGTGCTAACGCATGCACGAACATAGAATGCTGTGATGGTCTGTGGAAAGCATGGGATGTGAAAATAGACCAAGCGCGCGAGATTGGAAAACCAATTCCTGCGAAAACCGTCGATGCTGTGCGCAATATTATTTCAGAACGCACTGAGGCTTTTCGTGACGAGGCCTATACCAATGCTCCGGTTGATGAGGTGCCCGCATGATCCTCTTCTACGACACAGAAACAACCGGTCTCCCTGACCGGTTCGCTCCACTCAATTCAGAAAAGCTGCCGCGCTGCGTACAGATTGCCGCCATCCTGATGAATGAGAGCGGTATTGAGCAATCCTGCGTCAATCTGGTTATTCATCCTGATGGCTGGATTATTCCGGATGCTGCTGCGCGCGTTCACGGGATAACTACAGAAAAGGCTAAACTGATTGGCATTCGTGAGGCCATTGCCGCCGCCGCTTTCTATGACCTAACCTGCAAGGCAGATCTGGTGGTTGCCCACAATGAGAAGTTTGACCGCCAGATCGTACGGATAATGTTTGAGCGCCTCGGTCGTGGTTGGGCGTTTGATAAGCCCGCGTATGACACTATGGAAGCATCAGCGCCTATCGTGAACCTGCCGCCCACTCCGCGCATGATTGCCGCTGGCATCGACAAACCGAAAGCGCCAAAGTTGGAGGAATGTATTCGTTATTTCTTCGATGAGCCTCTGAGCGGGGCCCATGATGCCCTTGTGGATGTGCGTGCTTGCGCGCGTATCTTCTTTCACCTTCACCTAGAAGGAACCCCCGCATGACCACCAAACTCCAGATCATCGGCCCCTACACGCCGGAGCACGAGGGGCCGTTCTGCACGCGGGATGGAAGGCCGGTGCGGTTGTTGACAAAAACGGATGGGAGCAAAGAGTTTCCAATAGTTGGATTCATTGACAACGAAAAAACTTCATCGGTTTGGACTGAATACGGCCATTTTTTTGAAACTCATGACAATCACGGAAACGACCTCATGAACGCCTGCGAAGTCCCTGTGGCGCGGGAGTTTTGGGTGAATGAGTATACAGGTGTTGTGCCTAAAAATGCCGTAGCGCATAGGGACGAGAGGGACGCACGCTCATTTGAGAATGACCCGTCCTACATCCGCACTATCCACGTCCGCGAAGTCCTGACGGGAGATGGCGAATGACTGTGAAATTTGATGCCACCCCACAAGAAATCGAAAATGTAAATGCAATCGTTGGCCGCATTGTTCCGAAAATTTGTGTGGATACTGGAATGGACGCAGAAGACCTTTCATTGTCCACAAGGATGGATTTGATCGCCACGTATGCGAACGGATGCCCAATGGATTTCGACCGTATGCGAAAGGCAGATGACTTCAACATTTTGCACGACATTACGGGAATCAAGAATCACCTAAACCGGGAAACGGGCCAGCTTGAAGGCATGTTTCTTCCCCGTTTTGCAAAAGGAGCAGGCGCATGACCGACAAACCCACAAGCGTATTCGTGCGGCTGCCGTTAAGCGATGAGCATAAGATAAAGATTGTTGCAGAAATGATGCTTGCCGCAACCCCTGTAGCAGATGCTTTCGAAAAAGCCATTTCTGTCATCGGCACGCTAGTTGATAGTTCGGTGCCTGTTATGGGTTATATCCCGGAGGAATGGGCCCTTACAAAGCGTGACGGAACCAATGCAGGCACATTCGAGGATAGAGCGGGCAAACGACACACTATCCCCCTCGTCTGCCAGTCCGATCACGTAGCCAAACTTGCCGAGCGAAACGCGGAGATTGCGCGGTTGAAAGCTGATAATGATCAGCTAAAACGCAAACTCACTCCTCAATTCTTCTGCTCTGACATTCTAGAAGAATGCAGCATGGACACCCGCGAGAGCATAGTCGAAGAAGCAAAAGGCTATGACGATGATTTTACGGCTTTTACTGTCGTCGAAATGGAAGGCTATGCACGGGTTCACAGAAGTTGGGGCTTTTATGACCAGAAAAATAAATGCCACTGGTTTGATACCGAGACTGAAGCATTAAAAGCCAGCGCAGCCCTGAAAGGCCCAGAGGCATGAGCGAGGAATATATCTGGTCCTGTGATTATAAAGATTCACGCGGTAATTGCCTCAATCACCACGGTTGCCATTGTCGAGAAATCACAGAGCTAGTCAGAGTGCGCGACCAACTCCTAGAGAAGCTCGAAAAACGGAACACCCGCGCAGGAGAGAAGGCGTGATGGAAAAATTATATCCTGTACCTGTCACGATAAAATTTGCCAGCGAATTCGTCCTCAAGCACCATAGACATAACAAGCCTCCACAAGGAGCATTATTTGCAGTTGGCGCTGGGTATTCTGGTGTAGTAGTCGGAGTGGCTATTGTGGGGCGTCCAATCAGCAGGCACAGGCAGGACGGATCGACGGCAGAGGTGACAAGGTGTTGCGTCCCTGATAGCGCACCAAAAAACGCATGCTCATTCCTCTATGGTGCAGCTTGGCGCGCAGCCAGAGCATTAGGCTGGAGAAAACTTATTACATATACGCTGCAATCGGAGAGTGGGGCGTCGTTGCGTGGGTCTGGGTGGAGAGTAATAGCCCAAACTACAGGAGCAAACCCTGCAAATTGGCAATCACGCATTGGCCGAGATCATCAGGACGTTACGGCTCAACCTAAATTTGTGTGGGAGCAAACGCTATGACCACCTCCACCAACTGGCCCAACCCTGAGCGGCCCGGCGTGCCGATGTTTCCTGAGAAGAATGGAAAGCATGTCATTAACGTTGACCCAGAAGGAGTTGGTAGCGAACTAGTCTATTATTGGAAAGCAAAGCATCAGGTTTGGGTTGAATACGATCACGAAGGCCCTGACGATGCTCTTGATGGGTATGACCTGATCGGATGGGCATATGTTGGCCCCGTCCTCACCTCCGCGCAGATCTCCGAGATGCTGGCGGGAAAATATTCAATCGCAGTTATTCAAACGGCCTTGAGTGTCTGGGATGCTCTGGATGAGTGCGACCGCACAGATGCCGATGACATGATCTTACTGGAACAAAACGGCCTGATGCATAGAGGTATTGTCGAAGACGCAAACGATTTTGAAGATCTGGAAATCGGCGAGGCCGTTTGGCATTTTAATGAGACTGGCATCGCGCTTGTTTCTGCCATCCGCAACATGGGAGCCGCGCTATGACACGATACAGGCTGCCAGATGGCCGCACTTTCTGGGTTCATGGGACTTTCTACCTCGCCTCATGCGACCATTGCAGTTGGGTTGGATCAACGGAAAAATGCGGAACAGATGTGAATACGGATGCTGGAGACTCAAATGTCTACTGCCCAAAGTGTCATGCTGCTGGTGCAGATTGCGGGAAAGTAGCTGAAACTGCTGTGGAGATAGCGCCGTGAGGACGAGAGAGGAGCAGATAGCTGCGTTAGCGTTTAAAATTGGCGGGGTGCAGGCAAGCAACGCGACGAAGCAATCCGCCGAAGCTCACATCCTCGAAGCCGAGCGCCGCGCAGAACAACGCGTGCGGGCAGAGATCGGGCGCGATAGTGAGCGGCTGGATTGGCTAGAAAAATCGGGGAAAACAGGAATTCGGCTCGTTGCCAACGAAGAAGAGGAGGGTGGAATTGTTCTAGACGATGATTGCCTGGGGGATTTTACCGCTTCCACCGTTCGAGAAGCCATAGACGCAGCGCGGGAGGTGGGGTGATGAGGAAACATCTACATATCGCCATCGCGAGGTGTCCCAAATGCCCAGCCTGCCAGCAGGAATATACGGACGATTGGCATCATGCACTGCGTCGGACTGTCGGTATGACATCAGAAGGCTCAGACAAATGCACCAACTGCGGGAAATTCTATGCTTTTTCAGTTTACCCAGACGGTGAAGTTCACTCGACAATGTGGAGAAATTGCCAATGACTGACCCGAGGATTGAGGCGGCTGCTCTGTCCCTTCTGCATACCGACAATTACGACATGCCGGGGTTTAGTTCTGAACAGTTCGGTGCCGCTCTTGTGTCTGAGCACCATGGCGACTGCACGAAAATCTCATGCTCTTGCATCCGGTGCATATGTGAAGAAGCTTTGTCTGAAGTGTCTTCTATCCTCGCCGCAGCAGACGCGGCGGCTTGGATTAAAATGAGTGACCAGCTCCCAGATGACGGGCAAGAGGTCCTAATTTGGACCTGCGATGGAATTATAATCAATGATGGATTCCACCTAAATGATGAGGGTGGTTACTTTGATTGTGCAGATAATGAAGACGTAACCCACTGGCAGCCCCTGCCCGCTCCGCCCGCAAGCAGCGCCGAGTTGGGAGGGGTGGATGGGTGAGAAGCTGCCTGAATTGATGACGCTGCCGGATGTGCTGGAACGATTGCGTGGCATCGTGGGGCGCACTTATCTGCTCAAACACCTGCGCGAATACCCTGAGTTCAATGGCCGACCGACTCACCGAAGAATCGGCGGGAAAGTTGTGGTCCGCGCTGAAGATTACCCTCGCCTACTCGAAAGCCTGGAATGCCGCTCAAAGTCGTCAAACGCAAAGGAAGGCAAACGCTATACGTCCGTGGTACCGTCGGCGGAGAAAGCGTTTATGAATGCACAAACACTTCTGACCCGAAACTTGCAGAAGCTTTCCGCGCCAAAAGAGAAGCGGAACTCTGGCAGGCGAGTGTCTATGGCAAGCGGGCAGTAGTCACGTTTGCCGATGCTGTGACGGGGTATGTTAATGCAGAGCCGCGCAGCAAAACAACGCAAAGGCACCTTCTGCGGCTGGTGAACTATTTCGGCAAGATAAAGCTGTCCGCCATTGGTCAGCATGAATTAGATGGCGCGTATGCTGCCATACTTACGCAAGGTGGAGAATCTAAGGGCGCAACAAAAATACGGGCCGTCCTTACTCCGCTTCGGGCTGTTTTGGAGTGGGCCGCGATTCGTGGCTGGTGCGACAAGCCGGCTTTTGAGCGGCCCAAGGTTGAGCTGGTTCGCATGCAGTTTCTCCGCCCCGAAGAAGCCACGGCGCTCGTAAACGAGGCCGCCCCGCATATTCGTCCCCTACTCGTCTTTTTGATTACCACAGGTGCCCGGATGTCTGAGGCGCTGGAGCTAGAGTGGCAGGATGTTGATCTTGATGGGGCGCGGGCGGTGGTCTGGCAGAAACAGGGGAACGAGCGCCACATAGACCTGCCGCCGGTGGCTGTCATTGCCCTACGCGGAATCCCATGGCGGGATGGGCGCGTGTTCCGGCCCGTTTTCAAGCGGCGCGATTCGCATGGCGTGTTGCGATGGGTCGTTGGTGATGCATACCACGATACCAACCGGACCGGTGGAGGCCAGATCAAGAGCGCATGGGCCGCAGCTTGTCGTCGGGCCGGACTGCCTGGGCACGAACGTGTGTGGACCCCAAAGGGAGAGCGGTGGCCTAAGAAGGCATTTGTGCCAGATATGTCCCCCCACTGTCTTCGGCATACATTTGCCACATGGCACTATTGCGTCCATCGGGACTTACTGAAACTGAAGGAGGATGGAGGTTGGCAGACCATCACCATGGTGACGCGATATGCCAAAAAAATGCCGGACCACTATTGCGACCAGATCAGGAAATGGTGGGCATATGATGACTGGTTAGAAATTCAGAAATGCGTGCCATATACGGGCCAGCCGGTCCACGTTGAAAATTAA